TTTCTTTTTCGCTTCCTTTTTATCCCACTTTTCTTTATCTCTTCGTCTATCGAATGTCAGTTCTTGACGCATTTTTAGTTGATTCATAAACTTATCTTTGATCTTTGGATTGTTACCAGATGCACTGATAAACCAACGAATGGCCTCATACGAGAACCCTTTGAACAGTAATTTTTCACCTCTGTACAGTACTCCTGTTGCATTTTCTAACTCTAATTTGTACTCACCATAGTTATAATAAAGCGTTCTATGCCCCGTTATACCCAAAGTATTCTATTCCCCCACCATGTTGATCATAGTCATATTTGTTCTCAATACGTGCAATCTGGTCTTTCAACACCAACTTTTCTTTCTTAATATCTCTACGTTCTTCATCTGTTAATATATCGTTTTCTAGTCTTTCTTCCAATTTCTGATGTTCTTTTCGTAGAGCATTAAGCATATGAATCTCCTATTTTTTCTTTTTGGTTTTCTTCAGAGCGGCTCGTAACGCTCTCTGAAAGTTGATTTCTTCTTGGTCTATTTCTTCATTAGATATAGGTTTAGGTTCTTCCGAAACACTCTTTCTTGTTCTCGGAACAACCTCTTCTGGTATCTCGACAATCTCGTTCTCGTTATTATCACCATATAAATGTTTGTGTTTTCGTTTGAATTTTTGTATACGATACTTGAGCTGTCTAACTCTTTCATCCATATCATACATAAAAGTATTTATTAAGTTAGGTACTCCTCTTCTGTACTATCAATGTAGTCATTTTGACCCATGAACTTTCGATTAACTGTGACTCTTTTTACTCGTACATTACCATCCTCTTCTTCTAGTATGTACTTTGTATGTTCCTCTTTAATGAGTTTACCATTCTGTTTACTCATGAATCGGTCATGACCCCATATGTCAATTACATTATCGTCACTCACAATTTATCTCCTCTTACCAGTGGCCGAATTTTTTGCGTCAACACTAGATAAAACTTGGAGTCCACCCTTGTTGTACGCTTGTCCTATGACCACATTTCCTTTATATATAGGAGTTTCTTTGACAAAACCATTACCGATTGCGTCAGATGTCTTGACCTTTGCAGTATATGTCCGCTGATCTATCGTACCACCACGACCTTTGACAGTGGTTTTACCATGTTTATACGCAACAAACTCCTCTAGTGTCAACATAGGGAGTTTCATACGTTTCAAAAACTTGTTGTGTTCACGCATTTCTGACTCGTACTTGCGTGTGTCTACTCTCTTACGCTTGCGTTTGAGATTAGTAGTCGTATAGTAGATAGGTAATATGTGCATCTATCTACTAATAGGATGAATACAAATTGCAGTAGTTATGGCCGCAAGACCATAACCAAACCATGCAAACATTTCAGATAAAGTAAGTGCATTGTCCATACACTTACCATCACAATCTGCACCAGCAGTACCAAGTATTATGAGAATACCTATGATACCGATACTCCAAGACAGTATAACTCTAAAATTATACCACATTAAGCAGCCTCCAACATTGTAAATGGAACTTGATATGTTGCAGTTTCGCCAGTAATTGGTGATCTTACCATATCGACAAGTGCTCTTGTCTTGTTGATTTTGACCACAGTACCAGGCGTCTTTTTTGTTTTCTGAACAACATAGACTCTCATACCTACTTTTATGTCTGATTTTGCTTTCATAGTCTTGATATCTCTACACATACCCATAACTTCAGTTAGTTCACTAGGTGTCATAGTGTGTAGTATTTCTGATACTTTTCTCATGTTAGTAATAGTAACCATTATATATTCTCCTTGTTATCAAAATCTTCAATTACTAATTCATCTTCATAATCTTGCAGACTTGATGCAACTGCGAACTCTAGACGCAATGCAACATATGGACTTGTTTTTACAAGTTCTGCAGCCATATTCTCTATTTCTATAGGACTTAAATTTTGTAGTGTCTTTACTGCAAGTTTAGTTCTTACTGACATTTTTACCTCTCTGTTTACGAATCACTATATCATATATATTGTTTCGTGTCAAGTCCTATATAGACCATGTGCATAAACCATATTGATATTTTTAACCAAGTCTGCATATGAGTCTTGATTGGCCTGATATAGAAACCCTATTCCACCAGCTTTTTCCCACTTCTCAATGTTACTAGGTTTATCATCAACCAAAATATTTGGTGAACCATCAATAGGATTGGTTGCATATTGTTCTTTCTGACGAGTGAATATTAAATTCTCAATCGCAGGGGGCATCAAATCATTGTCCTCTAACCACCTTCTCTTGTGGTATGCAGAGTTATCCCTATCACCCCTTAATGGTGACGAACATATTCCCCACTGACCTTTTGACCTTGTTTCTACAAAGTTTACTAAATCATATGTATCTTCAAATATTGATAGTGTGTAAAAGAAGTCAGTACCTATGAGTTCTTGTAATGACTTGTCTTTTCTTGGAATCTCTTTCCAATGATCTCTATTGAACTTCTTTGCAAATGCACCAAAGAAGTCTGCAAGGACTCCGTCCATGTCTAAGTATAAAATTGTTGCATTTCCTACTTTTTTCATATTATATTTTCTCCATAGTAATTTTTTTATCATCCCACTTGAGAAGTTCTAAATTAAACATTGGAAAACAATGTTTAAAGTTTTCCATCTGTGACATTTCTTTTTTGGTCAAGCCAGTTATTGTCATGATGGTTTTTTTACCAATTGTCTTTGTTGTAATTTTCATAACGAATCACCTTTCTCTCTATACTATTAATATACCTGTTTTCATAACAAATGTCAACCCCTAAAAACAAAAAAACCTCAAAAAGATGAGGTTTTTCTGAAAAATATATTGATGTATTATATTAGAATGATATAGTCGCACCTAACTTAATGTCTTTTCTTTCTGACGCATCAATATCCCAGCTTGTTTTACCATATACTTCTACAGGTAATGGAATCATATCACCCATATCGTATGTTAACTCTAGATTAATGTTTGGTCTATTTCCCTCATCTAAAGTGTCAAACAACATAAAACTGTCGGTTGCAGAGGAGTCGTATATAGAAATAAGTGTACCAATTGATAGTTCTAACTGATCATGATTCCACTCAATTTCTGGTTCATACTTCATGATTGTATTTTCATTGTCAACTGAATATTCAGCTGTAACATCATGACTATGAGAAAGTTCTGCAACTGTATACGTTGCAAAGAGTAACACAGCGAGAAACGCTGTCAGACTTGATAGTAATTTCATGTGAGATTTTCCTTATTCTATTTGTGGACATTGTGTCACACAAAGACATATTTATAATTATCTTTTCTTTAATCTTAACTGTTTAGATATCCAAGACTTAGCGATTGTATTATTCACTTTCTTCTTAACAAGTATCATACATCTCTTCCATACTTTCTTGAATACATCTTCACCAGCATCATTGTTGTCTACAACTATAAAATTACTTGAACCAAATAGTGTTTGAAATTTACCTATGTTATTTTGAACTGCATTCCACATCTTCGCAACTTGAACTTCTGGTAGAGTTCTAGACCTCATCTTATTTCTTTCTTGTGCAGTATCTAGTGATGTATTAACAAATATCATGTATGTTTCATATCCTAATGCACGTAATCCTCTTACTTGTTGTGATATTTTATCATACTCTCTACCTGTACCATCAATGATAACTCCTAGTCTACCCTTTAGAAAGTTCCCTTGCATACGGGCCGTAACCTCTTTCGCTTTAACTCTTATATCTTGACCTTGATCAGAATATATATCCTCTGGTGTTGTTTCCAACCCAGCGTCCTTTAACATCTTTTCGTATATATCGTCAGAGTTTACAATCTTCATACCCAATCCACCTGTAGATCTTCTTACTACATATGACTTACCAGATCCTGGCCCGCCTGCAAGAAATATCGCTTTAAATATATTGGGGTCGTAAACTCCTTCCTGTATTTGTTGAAATGTTTTCATGTTTTATTCCTAACAACTCCATAGTTTGTTCTTTATATAATTGTTCATAGTATTTAGTTTCCTCATTATCCTGTGTCTGTATTGTTCGATTGGTTTGTTTTTGAAACGTCATTTTGTGTACACGATTTTTGAGTTTTGCTGTCATGGTAGCCTCTTTCTATGGTTAATAAATTATCATAACGAATGAGTTGTTATCATCTCCTTTCTAAAATGTTACTTCTGAAGGATCTTCAGAACCTAGTGGTATTCTATAGTCACCCTCGTTACCTTGATCTTTAATGGTAACTCCAGAACTTGGGAATGGTGACTTAACTGTATCTCTTACACAATCCATTACTATTCTGTGTATAGGAGAACCTTCTGCATATGTAAATTTATGTAATAAATTTCTGATTAGATACTTTCCTGTCATACTTTCATCAGATAAATCTAGACCTATGAGATCACCTACTTGTAATGTTGTGTTGCCTGGAATTGTAACTCTTAATGATAGTGCAGAGTCTAAAGATGCAAATCTAGATGATCTTCTTTGTAACCATTGGTCTGTACCCATATAATCATATTGTGATCTCTCACCCCAAGCTGGATTAAACATACCATTTGCAACATTTCTTTCTATCATCTGCACATGAAGAACAGAGTCTGGATAATCTCCAATTTGTTTACCATACTGATCCATTGCAGTAGACGCTACTGGAGATTTAGTAGATCCATATTTATTATATTGATCGACATGAATATCCCTGTCAAAATCCTGTAAATAATTGTAATCAAACTCTTGGTAATCTTTATTAAAAATATCTAACAACACTAGTCTTGACCCATACATACCAGACAATCTACTTGACATAGTGTCGGTTGTTGACATTACTTGTATATCTAGAATATTTGTTAATTTAGCAATAACTCCCTCTTCATTATCCCTTAAATCTATTTCTTGTGGTGATACTTCACGATAGACACCTTTTGGATTTTTTCTATCCATCATACTGTCTATTGTTCTAAAAAAATAACCTTTGGTTGTTTCATAGAATAAAAATGATGGTGCATAGTCATATTCTTTGGATAAACATCTTTTCGATAAATTTACTATGAAATCAAATGGGTGCATATTTGGTGAAACAAGTTTAAAATGATTATTCGTAACTTCATAATAAAATTCTTTTTTAGATGCAATTAAATCATCATCTCTTAAAATATTTTGAATGATATCTTCTGATGGCTCACCCTCATATGATTTGACAACACGCACATGATTATTTCTGATAAATTCTGGTGTAGTAAAGTGCAACATAAATGCATCTGTATTTTCATTGACTCCAACTTTATCGTCAATTTTATAAACGTATAATGGTGTTTCAGTATAATTAATGATACGATTTCTATCACCTGTATCATCAGCGTTCGGTGTTGACAGTTTAAGTTTAAGTTTTTCTTGACCTATAATACCTATATCTTTGTTACCTAATAAATTATTAGTGTCTTGGAAAGATATAGTTCCACTTACAGATGTAGAGAAAAGATCTTCATATATGTTTATATCTGCAACTAGTTCAGTTAAGTCAAGTTCTAAACCACTTACTGTACAAAGTGTACATTCTTCTAGTTGAAATTCACCAGCGTATTGTATGACAGCCATATTATTTTCTCAATAGTTGTTGTATTTCTCTCTTTATTTGAGGAATATATTCTGGTTTTATAACTCTTATTTGTCTTTTATTATCCTCTGCTCTTTCTGCATAATTATAGTTTGTAACTATAACTGCGTCCTCTGGTATGGTATTTGCAGAGTCACTTGGTATTTCTATTACTTTAGTCGTATCACCAGATGTTTGTTTCACTTCATAATGATGAACTGCATCTGGATTATCATACAGTTCTTGTAAGTTTCTGTCAAATGTTGCATTTGTGAGTGGCCAATCATGATAATAATCCATTACATCATTTGCAAGTAATAGAACCCAATGAAGTTTTTCGTCATTGTAAAACGCTTTCGCTAAAAATTCTGGAGTCTGACCAGATTGTACATCATAGTAATCAAATGTAACATTGTATCTTTTAACAAGATCTTTAAATCTAACTTTTCTTGTTATTTCTAAAAAAGTAGTCTTTGTACCATTATCTAATACATCTACTTCTATAGTAGGAAAATTTGAAAAAAATGACATGATTAAAAACCTTCTGCAATTTTCTCTTTTGTTATGATACCAAGTTCTCTAAACTGTAAGGTTAGTTCTGTTTCCACTGGTTGATCATCAACAAAAAATTGTGTTCTTTCTCCACCATATTTTACCTGTACTGACTCTAATGCACATTCGTCAATTCTATGTAAGTGTCTGCCAGGTACATATGAAATATCAAATGTGGATGGTACTTCCATTGTTCTACCACCAACACCACCCTCTACAGGAAATTCAGGCATTGCATGATATCGAAATAATGTAACAATTTCTTTAATTATTTGTGCTTCTTCTGAACTTTTTGGTAACATTCTAAAAGTAAATGCAAATGCTCTCCTATCAATACCTTCAAACTTTAATTCAGTTCTATTGTTTGTAACTCTTCCTTTACCCAATTCTAAAGCTGCTTTTGCACCTGTTACACCAAGTCCTTCAGCAACATTTGCAACTAATCTTGATCCTTCTGCAGCCACAGCACTTGCAACTCTATCAGCAGTTTCTTTTGAGTTTATATTATCTTGATTTATTGCATTACCAGCTGCAAGTAATCCAGCGACTATTAACCCTATCTCTGTGTCTGCATAATTTACTTTGTGTGATACTTCAATAGTGGGTGGCATCTGTATTTGAATTGTTGAATTTAAAGTTTTTCTAGGTGGTCTTGGAACTGTTATATATTCATTACCACCAATACCACTTGCGTCTATTGCTCCACTACCATAACTTATAGTTGGTTGTTCTCGTACTCTTATTTGAAATTGAATGTAATGACTACTACTTTTACCATCTACATCTAGTGGATATTGATAAGAAGTCCTATTTGCAGTGATGTGTGATTTTTGTCCATCAGTTCCTATGATTAATTGAGCCATATAAATAGTCCTAAATATATTATGGTTTCAATAGTATTTATACATCATGACATACAAAGGTAGATATATTCCCTCAAAACCTAGAAAATATAAAGGTGACCCATCAAACATAATTTATAGAAGTTTATGGGAACGTAAATTTATGGTCTATTGTGATAGAAATGATGCAATATTAGAGTGGGGCAGTGAAGAAATAATCATACCATATAAGTCACCTCTTGATGGTAGAATACACAGGTACTTTCCAGATTTCTATGTAAAAGTAAAACAAAATGATGGTACTATTAAAAAGATGATTATAGAAGTTAAACCAAAGAAACAATGTAAACCACCTGTCGGTAAAAAGAAAACCAAATATTATATAAAAGAAGTTCAGACATGGGGTGTTAATAAAGCCAAGTGGGAATATGCGTTAGAGTGGTGTAAAGATAGAAATATGGAATTTAAAATTCTAACAGAAGATCATCTTGGTTAAGTCATATAAATAGGAGTATGACAGAATTAATTGAAGGTATACTAAAGAAAACTGGTGGTAAAGATAGATCAATTCGTTGGTTTCGTGAGAAAGTCAAAGAGTTGGGTGAAGTACCACCACAAAGACTTATTCGTGAAGGAATAGTTACAGCCAGACCTACGTTTGGTACTATGAACTTTTTTATGTATAGTCCTAAGAATAAAGACAATGTTGACATACTACCATATTATGATAGATTTCCTTTAGTCATGCCCATTGAACAATATAACAATGGTTTTCTAGGTTTAAACTTTCACTACCTATCCATACCCATGAGATTAAAACTTCTAAACATCATTAGTGAATATGCAAGTAATGATAAGTTAGATGAAACTACTAGAATAAGATTAACATGGAATAGAGTAAAAAGAAATCCAATTGTAAAACCTACAGTAAAAAGATATCTTGCAGATCATGTAAGAACTGCATTTCGTAGAATTAATGCAGATGAAATGATGGTTGCAGTTTTATTACCTGTGCAAAGATTTGTAAGAGCAACTGAAACAAAAGTTTATGCAGACTCAAGAATGTCTGCAAATAGGAGAGGATAATGGCTGCACTAGATGAATTTATTGCAAGTTTTAGTAAGTATGGTGGACACGCACTTGCAAATAGATTTGAAGTAAAAATAACATCACCACCAGCGATAAGAGATCCTAACGCAGATAAACACGTATCATTTAGAGTTGAAGCGTTCACCATGCCAGGTAAAAACATAAGAACTGTTACAAATGAAACAGTATATGGCCCAACTTATGAAATGGCTCAAGGATTGACATATGCAGAAGATATAAGTATGACATTTTTTCTATCAGCAGAACATTTTGAAAGACAGTATTTTCTAAAATGGCAAGATCTTGTTGTTAAACCAAATAATTACAATCTAGAATATTATAATGAATATGTTACACCAATAGAAGTTTTTCAATTGGGAAAAAATGGTTTACCTCTGGCTGGTCTTAGACTAAATGAGTGTTTTCCAAAAACAGTTGGTGCAATAGAGTTCAGTGCTCAAAACATGGACATTGCAAGACAAGAAGTTTCTTTTGTTTTCAAAGATTTTGTTTTTATAGATGCAGATGGAAAAGTAATGGATAATAGTGATAATAGAAAATTTGCAACTACGAATGCACCCATAACTAAAGCTGGGCCTAAACCAACAAATCTTGGAACATCACAAATTCCATATCGTTAAATTATAGGAGAAAATTAAATTATGGCGTTACCAAAGTTAGCAACCGCTAAATATGAATTGACATTACCCTCTACAGGACAGAAAGTAGAGTTCAGACCCTTTCTTGTAAAAGAAGAAAAAATGTTAATGTTAGCACAACAAGAAGGAAGTCAACAATCTTTAATACGTGCAGTACAGGATCTTATTGATGCGTGTACGTTTGGTAAGTTAGATTCAAAAAAATTACCAACATTTGATATAGAGTATGTATTTTTACAGATTAGATGTAAGTCTATTGGAGAAACAGCTACTGTCACAGTAATTTGTCCAGATGATGAAGAAACAAAAGTAAAAGTAGATGTAAATCTATCAGAAGTGCAATGTGTTAAAGACAAGAATCATACTAACGATATAAAAATTAGTGATGATGTAGGAATAATATTTGATTATCCAGAAATAAGTAAAGTTGTAAAAATCACAAGTGGAAAAAATGATGCAGCTGCAACTTTTGATGTTATTAAAACTTGTGTTAATCAAATATATGATACAACAAATGTGTATACTAGAAATGACATAGAGGATAAAGATTTAGATGATTTTATTGAATCAATGTCACATGAACAATTTATGAAAGTGCAAAGTTTTTTTGAAACTATGCCTAAAGTGAAACATAAAATAACTGTAAAGAATCCTAAAACTGAAGTTGTAAGTGATTTAACATTAGAAGGACTACAAGATTTTTTCTAGTAGCCCTCTCTCATAATACGTTGGAAAACTATTATCAATTAAATTTCCAACTTATGCAACATCACAAGTATTCTTTAACAGAACTAGAATATATGATGCCATGGGAGAGGGAGATATACACTAAATTACTTCTTCAATGGTTAGATGATGAAAAAACCGCTGAAAGACAAGCGAAAGCAGATGGAAAAAGATAAATAGAACAAGGAGAACACTATGGATTGTACTTGTAATAATAAATGTAAAAAATGCAATCATGAATGTCATTGTGAAAAACAATGTGAAGAATGTGTTAATGATGTTTGTACTGGTTGCGAATGTGATAATTGTAACTGTTAGTGGTAGACTTTATATCACTCAAACATCACTTGGATTATAGAGAGGAAAGTAAAATGGCTGCACAAAAGAAATTAGAAAAAGGTTCACAATATGCAGATTTTGATGTGGACGGCGATGGAATAGTAAGTGATGAGGAAATTGAGATGAGCAAAGAAATGATGAGATTAGAGAATGAAGATAAAAAGGCCGATGCACAACGTAACATGGCGTGGTTTGCATTGTTTGGTATGTTGTTGTATCCTTTTTCAGTAGTTCTTGCAGAGTGGATTGGATTAGATAAAGCGAGTGGTATACTAGGTGATATGGCTCCAACATATTTTGTATCAGTTGCAGCCATAGTCGCAGCTTTCTATGCAAAAGAAACCTTTGCGAAAAAATAGGACAGAGAAATGGTAGAAGTAAGTTTTGGTGGCGCTAAAGATTTCAAAACCTTAGTTTCAGAACAACAAGCAAACAATAAAGGTCAAGAAGGACTTTTGAAAGTATTAGAAGATATATCTGATACTCAAAATCAAATGGCCCAAGCACAAGGTGTTGAACTGCAAGACAAAAACAAAACTGATGCAAAAGAAACAGAAGATAAAAGAGAACAACTGTCAATATTTAAAGTTATAAAAAAAGGTATCTTTAGTGTTACCAGTGGTGTAGGTAATCTAACTGGTATTATAGAAAAAAGTGCATTAGATTCTGCAAAAAAAGCAGGTACTAGTCTTTTAGGTATTGCAAAAAAGTTCTTGTTTGGTGGTGCTCTAATTGCATTATTAGGGTTTCTGGATAGTGAGGAATGGCCCAAGATAACAGAAAAAGCACTTGCAATTGCAGATGGTATAAAAAAGTTTGTTTTAAGTCCTTTTTGGCCTGCACTAAAAGATTTTGTATTTTCACCATCATGGGAAGAATTAAAAACTTTATTTAGTGATTATACTGTTGAAATGGGAACAATAAGTGCAGTTGTAGGTACTTGGGCGATAGTTAAAATAGTTGGTATCGTAACAAAACTTGGTGCAGCTTTTACTGCAATCGCTGCTGGTCTAACTGCGATTGGTGGAGTCATAGGATTAGGTGCAGCTGCTACTGGTGCAGTTATCGTTGCAATAGTAGCAGGAATTTTGTTAACTGCAAAAGGATTGTATGATGCATTTAAAAGTTTTATGGATACTTGGAAAGAAACTGGTAGTATTATGGAAGCGATAAAACAAGCTGGTATAGAATTTTATTCTACTATCATAGGACTTCCACTTGATTTATTAAAAGATCTAACGTCTTATCTCTTAAATGCACTTGGATTTGAAGAGATAGCTGCAAAACTTGATAGTTTTTCTTTTGAGGATATTATCAATGGATTTCTACAAAATGTAAGTGATTTTATTAGTAATATGTTTACTGCAGCCATAGCTGCATTTACTCCATCAGATGCATTTATTGAAAGAATAACTGGTATATATGATGACCTTGTAGGATTTTTTACCTCTATACCAGACACAGTAGGTCAAAAAATTGAAGATATAAGAAGTTTCTTTGCAAACCTAAATCTTTTTGGTAGTATTAGAGAGTTCTTTGAAAACCTAGATCTTTTTGGTGATATTAGAGAGTTCTTTGCTAACTTAGATATTTTTGGTAGTTTACGAACTTTTTTAACCACATTTGACCCATTTAAAGATGTAAGAGATGTATTAGCTAACTTAAAACTACCAGAACTTCCAGACATAAGTGAATTGTTTGAAAAGACAGTAAAAAAAGTTACAGATTTCTTTGGTGGTTTATTTGATATAAATGTTAAAGATATTGCAAGAGCAGTTATACCAGACTTTTTAGAGGGGTACATACCATTTTTGAAAAATGATACACCAGTTGAAGAAACAGTTCAAGAACCAGCTGATGTTGAATTAGAAGAATTAGTAAAAACACCAACTGATGAACAAAAAAGGATTCAAGTTCAAACAGAAATACAAGAAGCAAAAGATAGAATTGCAAGATCAGAGTCTGGTGAAAATGTTTACAAAGGTCTTGATTACAAAGGAAGAAATCAAGATAGAAAACTTGTCGAACAATTAACTACAGAGTTAAAAACACTATTAGGTAGTGCAGTTGCACAAGCAAATAATGAACTTGCAGAAGAAAAAAGAACTGGTGGTGGTAGTCCAATAATTACTAATAATAATGTTGTAAATAATAATAATGTAAGTGGTGGTGGTTCTGGTGGCCCAGCTGTTCCTTATCCTGTTAGAGATTTAACCATTCCTAATTTTACATTTCCTATTTAATTTACCAAAGACCTCTTCTTACACCAGCTGCATAAATGAGTAAACCCATTGCAGTAGCAGCGATTCCTAATACAACTACAACTGCGATTATCTCAATAACTTTTCTTCTCATCTCTTGTTGTGCATAAATCGCTTGTTGTCTTTTCTTTCTAATATCTGCTTCAGTTCTAACCAATTCATCCCATGCAGACATACCTCTTGAAAGTATAATGATTTGTTTGAGTTGATCTCTCATATCTTCTGCTTTTTTCTTCGCCATGAATGTTTGCATAGCCTCTTCTTCAACTGAACCAGCGGCGAACAGTTTTTTAAATAGTGGTGGTCTTTTACTATATTCCTCACACTTCTTAATATCAGATACAGCGCCCATCCAACGTGACAAATCACCAGCCATGGACTCTACATCTCTTCCGACTTCAAAACCTTTTTTAATTGTTGTGAAGGCAGCTGTGGCAGCTGCCAAAGCTGTAACTGGATCTATCATCCTCTCTCCTTTAGATCACAGTACTATTTAGGGATAAAAAAAAGTCAGAGATACTCTCTCTGACTTTTTGTCACATTATTTTGTTTTGATAACGAATTATTCGTTAGCAAGTTTCTCAAAATAGTTCATTGCATCATCATCTTCACTTGTTGATGCAAGTTCTGGAGCTGGTTCAGATTTAAATGTTGGTTTAAAATCTGTACTATCTTCCTCAACCATTTGAGCAGCAGACTTACCTGTAGTTACAGAACCTGTAAGGACAGCATCAAGACGAGTCTTCAACTCATCATAAGATTTGAAATTAGATGGTGCAGTAAAATCTTTTAGTGAATACTGTGTATTCCAGATCTTTTCCATCTCATCATCACTATCGTTTAGTTTAGATGGTTTATCAAATTCTGATTTATCATAGTTCCAATAACCATCAACCTTACGAATTTTCAATTTGAAATTTGCACCTTCCCACAAATCAAATGGATTGATAGGAGTTTCATCTTCAAATGCAGGCTGCATCGCTTCACTAAGTTTGTCAAATATTTTCTTTCCATATCTGAAAAGAAATACTTTACCTTGATTACTAGGATTTACACTATCACTTACTACATAAATGTTTGAGTAGTATTGTAATTTGCGTTTTTGTTTACGAGCAATTTCTTTATCGCTCTCAACACCAGAGTTCCACAACTGTGTGTTATACTCTGAAACAGGGTCTTTCTGATTAATGGTGGTAAGAGAGTTCTCTATATACCATTGACCAGTAGGCCCTTGAAACGCATGATTCCAAACACGAACCCAAGGCATTTCCTCATCCTTAGATGCTGGTAAAAATCTTATAACTGCATAACCATTTCCAGCTTTGTCAACTTGTGGTTTCCAAAGTCTTTCATCTACATAAGATTTTTTATCTGTGGTTGGGGTTTCGTCCTTTTGGACTTGTGCAAGTAATTTGTCCAGACTACTCTGGTTTCTAAGTGCTGAAATAGACATATTATTCTCCTATGTTAATATATGTTTTTCGTATGTTTAAATATGTCACTTGATTCATAATATATAACTTTATTTATATCATTTACACAATTGAATGTCAATATATTTTAGTCATCTTTTTCGTGTAATGATGGGGTATTTTCGTATGTACCAGTAAACTTAATTCCAAGTTCTTGTGCTTGTTCAAAAGTTAACTTGTCAAATTTCTGAAAATGTTCTTCTTCCCTTTCTACAAGAGCTTCTTGAATTGACTTATCCGATTGAACATCATGATTAGTACCAATTCTTTCTAGTGTATCTTCTACAGATGGTTGATTGTCATGACTTGCAGCCCATTCTGCATAAGTCAATCCTTCTGTTATCTTACGAATTTTTATATCTTCTATAGTTTGTTCTATGAACGAAACTTCTTCTTTTATTTTTTTAAGACTTAATCTAAGTCTAGTGTATTCATCTCTTTCCATTTAAATTCTCCATCATTGGAAATATTTTTGAAATTTCGATTGCACAACCTTCTGCAACTTGCATATGTTCTTTCTGTGTACCATTTGCAGTTCTTAACTCTATGTAGTGTACCCATGATCTTAGTGTTCCATTCATAAGTATTCTACTCTTAGTCAAACCCTCTGGTAATACTACACGAGCTTGTTCTTTTGCAATACCATTTTTTATCGCCCATTCATAAACTTCTTTAGATTGTTTGATAATACCATGTTGTTTGCGTTGCCATTCAGTTATGAGTTCTTGTTTTGATTGATCCAATTGTATTGATGGATCATTTTCTATTTCTATAGAGTTTTGTCTATTAGTACTGTCTTGTAATCTACACTCACGTACAGTAAATGCATCACCCATATCATTTGGATTTGCATATCTTTGACTAAACTCTTGAAATGAGAAACTTCTATGTCTTACAATTTGGTGTGCGATATCTCTTGTTGTTTCTATCTCTATGCAAGCGCTAGCCATCTCCAATGGCGACCAGTGTTTGTGTTTAATGAGATATAAGATAAGTTTCTGCGCTGTCTTTTTGTTAAATTGGTTTGATGGATTGGAAACACGAGCACAGTACGAAATGAGATCTTGTACATCTGTTAATCCTTCTTCTGAAAAATTTTCTGTTGGTGTCGAGTACGACACTAGTTTTACGTTTGGTGTCAAGTTATTTATTCCTTGTTTTTCGGTCACCATACTTTATTTCGCCTCTTCACAACTTAACTGTACTGTGTAATATTCATTAGTTTCCCACCAAGACCAATTATCTAGATTGGCCTTTTTATTACATTTTTCAATAGTCATAGGTTCATTTAGAACATATTGATTTCCTATATAGACCCAATCAGTTCCATTATTACCCCATAATGAAACTACAAGTACAAATAATTTATCCATTATAAATCCTCAATTAACCTTTCTTTTTTGTTTAAAAGATCTTAAAGAAGTTATCTCTTCAACTCTTTTAGATAAAACTTGATCACGTTTAATTAATTCTGCATTATCATATTCCAGAGTTTTTATCCTACCTTTTAGCTCATTCATTTTTGCACGATAAAAATCTCTTTCTCTAACAAGTTTACTTTTATTATTAGAGTGCATTTCTTTTTCCACGATCATATCTCCTTTAGTAATTGTAGAAGTTTCATTTTGCATTTTTGTTTGTCAAAGCATAAAAATGAACTGTACTTTGTAACCATTCTTCTTATATCTGGCCATATTAAGTCTTGTTTTAAATCTCTGTCAAACTGTTTCATGTAGTTGACCAAACTTTGTAGTATCACCATAGTTTCCAAACTAATTCTTTTTGCAAGATAAGATTTGATAAGAGTTGGATGTTTACCAGACTCGCACTTAAATATGTTATCAAAACTTTCTTGAGAAACTAAATGTGACATATCTCTAATAAAGTTATATGTCAACGATTGTTGATTTTTAGACCACTCTATATAATTTTCTTCCTTAAAATCTCCAATGTAACCTTTCGGTTGTTTGATAAAGTTAGATAGAAAAAAATCTAATTCTTTACCCTCATATTTTCTTGCAACTCTTGAGAAAAAATTCCTGTCTTTTCTTTTCAAAAAAGATGCTTTTGAGGCAGATGTTTTACCACCATATCTTTTGTAATCATAGTCACTTGTAAAGTGTAATTTAAGACCTAGATACATTTGATAGGCTTCCCACGATTCCATAATTAAATAGGTAATGTTGCAACTCTTGGTAAAAAGTTTAATTCCCTTGCATCTGCCTCTAACTTCTCTTTCAGAGGTTTAGAAATTAATGGAGCGACAGTATCTGGCTCCATATTATTCTTTTCGCAATAATCTAGAATAGCATCCATATAAGTTACACCACCACATTTGACTATTTCTTCAATCTGTAGTGCAAATTTCTTTGGTGTCATTTTCACGACTTCTTCTAGATTCATTACAAAAACTCCTTTGTTATGTTGAAATGGAGTTAACCATGACTCCACACGCACTTATTAAGTAGTGACCCTTATTATTTTGTGTTGGTGGGACTTGGGTACACCCACAACTGAAGAACCAAGATACCATTCTTGCGTAATCTCCAGAACCTAGTTCCAATCGGTGAGATTGATGTGACACAGCGTGCTTCCACTACCATGCCTGGATACCACTCCTAACTAGTCAAGTTCATATCTCTTGGTGAGATACTCTTCCTTGCACAACACGATTTTGGCCGTCGCCAAACTATGAAACTGGTAGTGGTGTTTCTGTTTCCAAGTACACCACTAAAACTCAGTACGATTAAGCAGCTAGTGCATAATCTACAGGCGCAAAATTATCGTTTGCACTTATTTGTTTTGACCGATAACGAGGTCATGCGACAGTTCTACTCTCATATCCATTTGTTAGTCGATCCTATTTCGCCCCCACAAAGACATACTAGCCGATTCTACCTCACAATCAGATGATGTTAACCCTTGTGTACACAGAGGTATGGTTACATATTACAGTTGGGCTCCCAAGTTCATATGTCATCATCTAGTATGTCTATGGTGGAGGCGATGGGTACTGCCCCCATGTCCTACCCAAATATCAATTCGTATCAACAAACTGTACCTTATTTATATCATATAAAATTTTATAAGTCAATACCTTTTTTATTTAAATCTGTATTCATATTGATTCTTCCCTTACCAGATCCTAATACACACGCAAACTTATTGTCTTTAGTAAACTCTAAAAGAGTCCAAGTAAGTGTTTTTGTATTCATGGCCAGAACAAATCTAGTATTAAGAAATATACCCTCTACTGCCATAGAACGTCCATCCATCCAAATAAAAGGATCTTCACCAGATGATTTTAGACTTTCTATAACAACATCTGCATTACCACATTGAGCTGGTTTCATTACCCAACCAGTATTAGGACTTTTTGTCTGTGCGTTTATACTAAAGGTACTGAGCAACAGAAATGTTGTTATCAGAAATATTTTTTTCATTTTCTTCTCTTTCCCATTGCATTATAAATTCATCAATTACTTCAACAAGCATAGGTAGATACTCATGTTTCTTCTTAATAAACTCTTGAACATGACCATCTTCTGTGACAACAAGAATAACAATTTGTTCTATTGGTGTACCAGTTCTTTCCTCAAACATCTCTGCATATGCAGATGCTTGTATATAATACTCTAAGTTCCAATCATCATTTCTTTCTGACTTGGAAGTTTTAAAATCAATTATAGATGGAATGTTATTATACTCTGCAATGCAATCTACTCGGCCTGCAACTTTGTATTTATCACTCCATAATCCACATTCTTGTGCATATATATTATTTATATTTGTTTTGATAACATCTTTGATTTGTGTGAATAAACAATAGGGTAAAAATTCTCTATTGTCTTTAGTTACTTCTTTATTGTTTAGAAAATCCTCACACATCTGGTGAACTTTTGTTCCACGATTTGCAGCTGTTCTTGCAATATAATTTGCAACGTCATCACCAACTCTTTTTCTCCATTCAGAAAGACCTTGTTTCTTTCTAAGAGAAAGTACTGTAGTAATAGATGGATATAATCCACCTTGTGGTGTTATATAAAATCTTTTTCTATTGACGTTTTTTGTAGATAATTCTGGTATATCTACTGATTTGTGTATAAACATAATATTTCCATTCTATAGTTAATTTTAATCAATATATCAAATATGACTTACATTGTCAATGGTTTTACAAAACTTTTTTTCCAAACTTCTGTAGCTGGTACACGAATAAATCTTCTCTTTGTTTCGTGTTTATTTGGATTAGGTATTGTTACCATAACTTTTTTACCTTTACGAAAAGCTTCTGCTTGATGTACTATTCTTTGACCAGACTCGATAAAGTCTTTTCTCATAGACTTAGTTATTTGTTTAGAAACACTTCGTCTTTCACCTTTAGAGGTTTGTTTATCTCTTTTCTTTTTCTTACCCATTATTTTCTTGTCCTAACTTTATCTTACTAATGAGATATTCTTTTACTAGACCAGAACGAACTATATCACCTAAATTAAATTCTACAGTTGCAAAACTTTCCATCTTAGATATGATGGACATAAAATACTTGAGGCCTTCTTTTTCTGATTGTTTTTGTAAATCTGTCTGAAAGAAATCACCACAGAATATTATTTTACTGTCTTGTCCAACTCTTGTAGTAATAGTGTCTAGTTCGTGAAAATTTAGGTTCTGACACTCATCTACGATAATGATTGCATTGTCTAGTGTTATACCTCGTAAAAAAGATGTGGTTAGAAACATCAAACTTTGTTGATTTTTTAATCTATCATACAATAAAGAAAATGCGTGTTCATTTGGTTGTGAGAATATAAACCTTACCATGTTCTGGTATGGTACTTGAAACAATGCAGTTTTATCTTCTTCATCGCCTGGTAAAAAACCTATTTCTCTTGTAGGAACTGCACTACGAACTAGATAAACTGTATCATACTTAGTATCATTTCTTAGACATTCCTGTAATGCAAGATACAAAGAAATAAATGTTTTTCCTGTACCAGCTGCACCATAGAGAAACATATTCTTTCCTTTTTTGTAATGTTCAAATACTTTCTTTTGATTATCACCAACTGGCGATACAGAAATCATATCATCAATTCTAATATCTTTTGCTTTAGCCATTAACTAACTTTCCATTTACTTCTGTGTTTATCAATCACTCGTTTTGTCTGTGATTGTTTTACAGTTCTTCTATTGTATCTTTCGTCTATTTCACTGCCTGGGTGATTTTCACCAATCTTCTGTAACACTTCTTTAAACCCATCATCAGTTTTACTGTCTACTGTAGTTGCAACTGTAGATACAATTGCAAATGGTGTAGGTATTTGTGTTATGTGTGGATTTTTCTCTAGAAGTTCTTCTCTTCTTGAATTTGACAAAAAGTCATCAAACTGTTCACCAGTTTCATTATTCATAAATCTAAATGTAGGCATTATCTAACTACCGAATCTCTTAAATCGTTCAACTCTTTTATTCTATTTAGGAGTCCATATTTCTCTTTATTCATTACTGCAATTTCTTTTTTCAATAACTCTACTTGTCGTCTTAACTCTGCATTTTCTTGTCTTAAAGATACCCTCTCGTCAAACTTCATACTCTTTTCCTTTCTTAACTTCCAAAGAATCCATTCATAATATCTTTCTGGTTCTACATCATCATCCATGTTGGTGTTTCTCTATTTGTCCACTTTGCAAAATCTTTCTTATACTTTATATAGTAGTTTCGATATGCAAGTATACTGTCATCACCTTTTACATCATCAGGCATGGCCTGTGGTATTTCTGTTAAACCTTTTTCTTCAATATTTACTGGTGGTGTTCTAAGAAGTTCTCGTAACAAAGAGTCTGTATAGTGAACTTTACCATACCTATGTGTATATTCATCACATAGATTTTCAAATAAACTGTGTAACCAAATATAGTTTGTAATACTTTCTCTTGTCCATATTGCACTTGGATGATTAATATGTGAAGCTTTGTAGAGTATATTTTCTATATTTGTATTTGGGTGTTTCCATCTGCGTATTCTACGACCATTCTTAGTCTTATCCTCATACTCTACACCATCAAGTATTCTATGTGCAGTAGACATAAGTTGTGCATACTCTATAATCATTTTCACAACGTGTTTGTCACAATGCATTTGTGCAGACTTTTTAGTATCTTCATGTAGATTGAATATGTTCATTTTTTCACACAGAAGTTTCGTAAAAATTTACAATCAACTTCTCCTTTACATACTTTTTCATGTTTTGCATTTTCCCAACAATCGCCATCTGGTAAATGCATCTGTACAAACATACCCCATGTTCCCATAGAAGTAAAGAGTAAAATAGCAGGAATTATCAACATCATAAAAACTAGTGTAATAAATGCTGATCCAAATCCCTCATTGTCATATGGTTCATTATTCATTTTCTGTTCTCCCATCTATAAAATATATGTTTATCAATTTTTGCAATTCTTCTATACTTTTTATTCTTAGCCCAATATGGAAAAACAGAGGTCGCATGATAATGTGTAGCATTACCTACAAGTTCTTCTGTTCTTCCTGCTATTACTGTCTTTGCAACCATCAAAGAAGTTTTCCATGATTTACTTTTTGTATTCGGTGTATCGTCTGCACCATCACAGTACCAACTAAAATGACACATATTCTTTTTGGGTAAACCATTACTATCTAAAACTGCTTGTTTAACAACTCCACAGATTGTATCTGGAAATCGTTTATCGTTTACACGATTAATAACGACTTGTGCAACAGCAATCTGTCCAACAATGGGTTCTGAACGTGCTTCATGGTACACGTTCATGGCCATACACATTAATGCAGTTTTAAGTAACATCACAAGTATTTATTGTTTATCAACCCAAAATTCATTCCAAAACATATCTAGTTCTTTACTCAACATTACTGATGTTGTAGTAATATCATCAAAATCAAACATTTTTAACCAGAACTCTTTAAAGGATTCACAATCATTAATAACTTCGTGAGCATGATCCCAAAACTTTTCTTCAAAATCTAACATTAAACTTGACATTCCCATAACTCTCTCCTTTTTAATTACGAATCATTATATCATTTTTCGATATAATTGTCAAACATTTTTCTTTCTAACTTAAAAGCCTCTATTTCATAAGGTCTATCTTCATATGCAACCTTACTACTTTTATCTACGGCGAATATATCACCACCAAATTCTTTCTTGATATGTTGTTTAATATGAACAAACTCATGAAAGATTGTTTTAATCAAATCATCTACTGATAATTGTCTATTAATTCTAATATAATATGACCTATCATCTAAATCATAAACATCACCACATTGACCAAACTTTAAAGGTTCAATATGAATCTCATCAATCTTATGTCTAGGTAATAGATAAGACTTTGCGAACCAGAGAGCATCCTCAATGGTTCGTTTTAGTTTTTTATTGGTTCTTCTTTTAAATTCTATGTACATATTAATCAAAAGTTATTTGAGCTGCATAGTCAATATTATCAAAGATTTTATCTAACTCTGCAATCTTTTCCTTGCACTTCATTATTGCAAATCCGTTGCCAGGGGTTTTCTTTTTCTTTCGTTCAAGGGAATTTAACATATCTTTAAAGAATGTATATTCTTTTTGTAATTGTGTCAGTTGATTCATAATAATCTCTCTCTTGTTAACTATACCTATATTATAAACTGATTCGTTTTTTGTGTCAAGTAAAAAAAGAGGGAACAAAAGTTCCCTCTTGAAGCCTCGTTAAATGTCACCAAGTTTCGGCCACCCACTCTTGGTGCAGTAACTTCTGTAAGAGTATTGAGTCCTTGAGTTTACCAGACTTGTAACTCACTCTGTTACTTTCGTCATGTCATTGGTTTTAATCTCCCTCTTTATTAACTATACTTACAGTATATACTGATTCGTTTAGTTTGTCAACACTTTTTGTTATCAAAACAAAAAACCCTCAGAAGAGGGTTTTCGCTTGTCGTGGGTTATTAGATTTTAGAGAGTGAGAGAGAGAGGACTAACAATCCCACGACACATGGATTAGACTATCATATCATAATATAAATGTCAATAGTTTTTAATCCATTAACTCAAAATGTGGCCCATCAATAAATGGCCTTCTACCTTGTGAACGTCTTAAATCAATATATGCGTTCATAGCATCTTCCATTGTACCATCCCAATCTCGCATATCATTAATGTGCCATGCAGCTCCCCAACGCACTTGTACACCTTCTTGAATAGCTGCTTCTTTCATTGCATCTGCAAGATCATCATAAAGGTTCAATTCCCATGATCCCCTTGAACCAACATAGGCCATGAGGTCAACTGCTTTACCCTCTAAATGTTTACTCTTCATTGTTTGACTTGCGCCTTTCGCTACAAGCTCTTTTTGTTGTGCTTCGGTTCTTAAACCTTGAATCACGCCAAAGTCAGTTTTTGTCAATCCTATGGCAGTTTTGACAACTCTTTGCATACGCTCATCAACACCCTCTAGTTTATCTAGTGATCTTTGTGATAATTTAAATGCCATTTTTAACTCCTACTAAAATTATCGTTCCAATTAAACGCTTCTTTGACAACAGCTGCAGATAATCCTTTATACACTTGATGTAATCTTTTATCTTTTGTGTTAATTACCAACTCTGCTTCTGATTTATGTAATCCTTCAAGTAATTGTATAAACATATCTTCTCGTCTAAATTGTGGTAATGGATCGTTACCACCTTTTACATAATTATATAATTTTCTTGCTTCTTTTGCAAGAACTGTATGTTCTGTTCCTTCTTCTGATTCATTTGCTTTGTATGGAACATCACCTTTTGGAAGTTTCCATTCAATTTTCGGATCAAAAGAACCTTTTAGTATCATTCTCAATGGTTCACTATCATGTTCTTTGAGAATTGCAACCTTTTTATCTTTTGTTTTTGCATTATTTACTTTCTTTAAAACTTCAGAAAGTAGTGGTGTATATGTTTTTACGGCCATATTAAAAATCTCCAATATCGTTCATAAGATTTCTCAATCTTTTTTGTATAAAATAATTTAGTAGATTTGATCTTTCACCTTTTGGTGGTTTGCGATATTCAATCATTATTTCTCTTTTCACATCTTTTGGAATACATTCTAAATCAATTAAAGTTTTATTTCTTTGATAGTTTCTTAATTGTTCTGCATTACAAAAATCTTCTGGTTCTTGTTTGGACATAAGAATTGAATCTTTTCTTTTCTTACTAAAAGGTTTTTGTCTTAATCCATCAACAAAAGTATTATCTGGTGATAAGATATTTGGAATACTATCGCTTCTATCTCCTACTAATATATGTTCTTTTATATATAGGTAGGGATCAATACCATTGATAAACTTCTTGTTTACAGGGCTGTATTGTGTAACAAAGTTATACTTTTGTAGTTGTATAAAATCTTTGTCACTAGATAATATTAGTACTTTCTCATATTCATTTGGTGTTTGATTGATATGCATACAAATAGTTGCAATACAATCATCTGCTTCTGCACCATCAACTTCTATTACTTTATATGGAAAGTTTTCTCTAATCTCATCACGAATAGTATTTAATGTTTCAAATATTAAATTCCAATCCAGACCAGAGTTGGCTCTGTCTTTCTTTCGATTAGATTTATAGTTTGGAAAATAATCTCTTCTCCAATATCTTTTGTTATCATAACATAATACTAGTTCTCCAAATTCTTCAAAGAACTTAGCTCTATACATTCTTAAAGAATTGAGAACCATGTGTCTAACAAGATTCTCATCTACATCATTTTGTCTTTTAGAACCAACTTGCATCATAAGATTACTGATGGTTACTTGATTCATATCAACTAATATCATAATACATTCCTAGTGTAGTGTTTCTTTCTCTGCTCCTAGTTCAGTTGAGTGATCTACTATCATAGCCATCAAACTTATAAACTCTTTTTCAGACAACACTTCTTTATATATGCGTGTTGCTGTTGCTTGCATTATGCCTGCAATTTCTAATAGACTAATATTCTTTTTTACAACTAGTTCTTCGACTAATTTTATAATATCTGCGTGAGCTTCTTCAAATCTTTCTACACGACCCTTTTCCATCTTACTCTCTTTTCTTGATATTCACCATAAAAATCATCACACCAATCACCATGTTTTAGATAGTATTCACAGTTACGAATATAACCCTCAATACTAGCAGCTCTTGAGATTGCACCTTTGATATTATCTCTTACAGCTTTTCTTTCGACTGTAAGTAATTCTTTTTGAGTCTTAATCCACTTACGAATATTCTTTAGACAAAGAATATGATCGTCTGGTAAGTTAATAACTTCCTTTGCAATATTTTTATATTGAGGTGGATTTTCTCTCAACCTCTTCTCCCTTGCCTTTGCAAGTCTTTCAGTTGCAGCTATTCTTTGTTCAACCGACATTGGTTTTCTTGGTTTCTTAAATTTTTTCACAGTATTCATTATAACCTCTCTTATAATCTCTCTTCTAATTCTTTTTGTAATTTACGTTTGTATCTGCGTATTGCAGCCGCTTTCTCTTTCCTACGTTTCTCACCTCTGGATTGAAAGTAAGTTTTCTCACGCAGTTCTTGAATAATACCCTCTTTGACAAGACGCTTTCTAAGAACACGCAATGCACCATTTACATCATTGTTGCGAACAGATACAGATAAACCTTTTGGTTCATCTGTTTTATTTGATTTCTTTTTATATTTCATACTAGTATTTATAATAAGTAATTGGGAGTTAACCCTTTCTCATATTCTTCATGTATCTCAATAATCTTGTATGCTTCAATACAAGCAGCTTCTAAAAGGTCATGAGCACCATCTGATGTTTTAAACCCATACTCATCTGCAAAGTCCATTGAAGAAGAAGTTCTGAAGTACTCTCCAAAACCATAGTTCGCAAGACAATTTGCAAGTTCATTAACATGATTGGAAGAACAAACAATCTCGTTGCTTCCATCATCTTCATAGTTATGCAATTCTAATTTACCTTCGTTACAACTCAAATATGAAATCATTAATAATACCTTTCTCTCTGTTTACGAATCATAATACCATTTTCTGCATATGGAGTCAACCCCCCAAACAAAAAAAAGTGCCCCGAAAGACACTTTTTTCTAGTAGTGGTAAAAATGTAACTACTATTCTATAGTAATTAAACCAGCTTCTTCTAGTGGCCCACCAGCTACAGTAAGTGATTTAAAATATTCATCAAACTCTGAAATGCCTGGTATGATACCCATGTGTTCTTTCTTTAAGTAATAGAATAAAGGTCTGGAAACTTTATAAGAACCATCTGCAATACTATCAAAAGATGGTTCAACACCATCTACAACAGCACCATGTACTTTATCTCTATTTTGATCTAAGAAAGAAAAACCAAAAACACCAAAACGATTAGCGTCTTTAGTTAATTTCTCAACTATAAGATTATCATTTTCACCCATTTCAGTAACAAGACCATCTTCTCTTAATCCAGAGCAACGAGCTTTATATCCATCATCACCTTTTTTAGGCATATCATAGATTTTCTTACATACTGAATGTAATACTAATTCTACGAAAGCATCTCTTGTACCAGATGATGGTGGTGGCACCATAACATCAATCTTTATATGTGGAAGATTAGGATTAATATTATCCCAATATAGATAACCATTGTCAACCCATTTACCATTAGATAAAACTTTATAAGCAACAGCTTTAAATATTTCTTCTTTGGTTAAAGAAAATTGTGTAGAACTATTAGAATTTGCAAACACTATACCATCAAATCCTATTAATCTTTCTATTGGTGTAACGCCATTTGAAGTACATAGTTCAACTTCACTTGATTTAATGGCTCTACTTGCATTTGTTATATCTGGAGTATCAGTTCCTATCCCTTTACAGAATAATTTCATTCCACCACCAGAACCAGTGGATTCAACGACTGGCACATTAAATTCTGTACCTTTACCGAATTTTTCAGCTACTATTGTAGAAAATGGAAAAACAGTTGATGACCCCACAATAGAAAGTGTGTCACGAGCAATTGCGCTATTCGTTATAAATAATAAGATAGCTGCAGTTATTGTAGTTATGTATGTTTTCATGTTTGCCTCCTTAGTCTAAAAATGTGAAAACAAAAAATATAGGGAGAACCCAATTCTCCCTATACTTTATATAGTTTACTATTATAAACTTGTCACAAAAGTTTCACAATTAATTTGGATTTGGTGCATCTATGCCAGGAAGATACTTAGACATTCCTAATAGTTCACCTACAGTAAACTTTCCATCAAATGGATCTAGTTCACCATCATTTATTTGTTTCGTAATTTTTATTGCAATATCAGCAACATCTTTAGGCATATTTGTCATTGGAGCCATTTCTACCATTCCAGTATCCATACCACCCCAAGTGTCTGAAGATTCCCAAGTACCATCTAATGCAGCCTGTATTCTCTTAATGTAATAAGGGCCCCATTGATCTATGATTGAAGTTAATTGTGTATTTGGTGCAAAACTAATCATATCTGACGCTTGACCGAAACCTTTTATACCTAACTCTTCTGCAACTGATAATGGTGCAGTTGAGTCTGTATGTTGTGTAATAATATCAGCACCTTGATTAATCAATGCTTTAGCTGCATCTGCTTCTTTTGCTGGATCATACCAAGTATTAACCCATACAACATCTATGTCAAAATCTGGATTTACAGAAGTCGCACCTAAGTAAAACGCATTGATACCACGAATAACTTCTGGAATTGGAAATGATGCAATATACCCTGCTTTTCCTTCTTTACTCATATGTCCAGCGATAACACCTTGAACATATCTACCCTCATAGAACTTAGAAGAATATACTGACATATTGTCAGCAGTTTTATATCCAGTTGCGTGTTCAAACTTTACATTTGGAAATTTCTTTGCAACATTTAACATTTGTTCCATGTAACCAAATGATGTCGCAAATATAATGTCAACACCATTCATAGCCATTTGTGTCATAACTCTTTCTGCGTCAGGCCCATACTTGACACTTTCAACATAAGTTGTTGTTATATCATCACCAAAATGTTCTTCGGCCATTATTCTTCCTTGATCATGCATATAAGTCCAACCATGATCTCCAACTGGCCCAACATATACAAATCCAACTTGTATTTTGTCTGCGTATGCAGAAGAAACACTTAATGATAATAGTAGTACTGATAGAATTTTAAACAGTTTCATTTTTTACCTTTCTTTTTCTGAGGGTTAATTTGATGTATTTTCATAAAATACTCGGCATCAACTACCACAAGGGGAGTCTTACCATTCTTTTTCATAACAACTATGGGTTCATAGTCATTACTATTTTCACACGCTTGAGAATAAGCATCCCAAACATTCAATTTCTCCACATTCTTACATTCTATAGAATATGGAAATTTCTTTCTCGCATCACGAGCCATGATTAAATCTTCACCACCAGCTCCCATTGAACGAGATTCTATATCTTCTGGATGTACGTTAAGTTCTTCTATTAACTTATCACGTACCCATTGTTGTAATCTTCTACCTTTTGCTTTTGCACTTTGCGTTTTCATAGTTAATCATCACTATCGTAGTATTCCTCATCATACATGAAATCTTCATTATTACTTATAGGTTCTCCACAAAAAGGACAATATGTAATTTTATAATATTCTTCTTCCATGTCATATTGAATCGTATACTCTACATCACATGATTCACAAACTATTAGTTTTTTCATCTCATGATACTCTGTTACCTCTTAACGCAAAGAACAAACCACCTACCCAAAGAAATACGTGTAGGTTATCGTACAATAAAACATCTATAAAACTTTCAGGCTCTCCTATCCATATCACACCTGTCATGATACAACACATAGTGATACCACTAAATCTTGTAACCATGTCACCAATCCAATCTTGCATTTCGCTATACATCCATGCAGTTGTCAGTATACCACCAATCAATAAACCTATTCCAGATAAAAACTCACCATAGGTTACAAACCACCATACCAATACAGATAAATCATATGATGCAGCTTCATCTACATCAACTGGAATTTTCATCCATCCTTGTTGTATAAAAACAATCGCAAGTGGTATTCTCAATAACCAATGTGATTGACAAAACTCTGGCATATTACTAAGTATCTTTTTCATTATTCTCTAATCCATTTCCTACTTTAATTAAATATTCACCATTTAAATCATGTGTTCCACTATTATGTACTGCCCACCAGAAACAATTCCATAAATTATAACTACCCCCAACCCACCATGGCTGGGGATATTTTTTTGCATCTTCTCTTATTTTTTTCCAATGACCCACGAATAGTTTAAATCTATTCATGTTCTCCGCCTGGATCTTTTGGATCTAGTCTTAGTGTTTTTCCATCTATCACCATAGTTTGTCTTGCTCTTGGATAACTATGATAACCTTTTCTTAGTTTAAATACAGTTTGATTTACTGACTCTGGATTCTTTTCTGCTTGATTAAAAACTAAAAAGGTAATCGCAATACCACTAATTAATACAATATGTACAACTGCACTAATACCAAACGCAGTTAAACTTCCAATCATAACTGCAAATATACCACTCCACATAAATGCTAATATTAAAAATAACATATGTGCAACTTGTGGGTGTAATTTTCTTAATGGTGAATGTTCTATTGTCATTACACCTTTCCAACCGAATTTGAATATTTCATATATTGCAAATGGTGGGTATGCTTTCCAACTATTTTTCATATTTCACAGCCTCCTGCCGTACACGCTAATTCTTGAGAACTTGTTGTCATATCTTGTTTCTCATATTCTCCTAGTAAACCCCAATCAACATTCTTAGGCATACTATTCAATATTTCTTCATATTGTTTTTCGTCACAATCTTGATATGGTGCTTGTTTATATGTATGTTCCGAAAATGGTAGGAAACTGACACCAGACATATAATCAAAATGTTCATAAACCCATGCACCAACCTCTAACCATTCGTGTTCCTTTACAGATATGGTTACAGATGGTTTATGTTCACACCAATGTTTTTGATAAGTTAACCATAATTCTAATTGTTCTATCGCAGACATATCAGTTCTGAACACTGCATTTTTATTTACTTTCATAGGAAAAGAAAATACTGATGTATGGCCTGGATTCATTACATCATCTTCTACAGGAAATCCAGAGTCTACCATCATCTGTGTAAGTGGATCTTTTTTATCACCCCTCACAGTTCTAATGTAATAAGGGTTATGTCTTGCATGAATACCAGAAGCTGCATCAACTAATTGTGAAACTGTACCAGATGGTTTCACACAAGTAATTGCAGTTGCTTGATTAATACCCAACTTTTTAGACCATATTTTATTTGTTTCTATTGCAACTTCTCTAAGTTCATCTAATAAACCTTCAAGACTATTGTAAGAATTTGACACTGGATTTCTTTTACCATTTGTTAAAGGACTATCCATGATACCTGTAAGTGACACACCAAGCAATCTTTCTTCTGAACAATTCTTTTTCCACATATTAGAAACATACTTGAAGTTAGTAAGTGTAGATTGAAACGTACCAAGTATGGTTGCAATCCTTACTTTCTCTTTCAAACATTCACTTGTATCAGTTGGTCTGATAACAGCTTCTGATAAGTTGCAGAATTGTCTATCTCTTAATATGATTTCAGAACATGGGTTTGTACCAAACTCATGACCATCAATAGTTCTTCTACCATTTTTCTCAGCCATTTTATTTGCAGACGCACGATTAAAGATACCTCTTTCACCAGACTTAGAATCATATAGTGATTTCCATTCGTCCATAAAGATACCAATATCTGGTTTCTCTGTATAACACGCAGAGTTATTTGCAAGCGCTCTTTGACCATGATGTTCCCACCATTGACCAGATTTTGCATGACGCATACGATCATCAGATAGATTAGATAATGAAATAAGAGCAGATCTTCTTACTCCACCCACAACCACAATCTCTGCAATCTTACATACAATATCGTGACATTCTATAGATGATAGTTTTCTTCCTTTTGCATTTGTAAATGTTTTCTCAACAAATCTAAACAAACTATCTAGTGGTTCTGGGCCTGATGCACGACCACCAAATGTTTTAAGTGGTGTTCCTGCTGGTCTAACCTTTGATAAATCCCACTTTGGTATTTGACCAATATATAACATACCTATAAGTTCTTTGAGTGCTTTTGCCCAACCTAGTTTACTATCTGCAACTTGTATCATTGTATCAGAATGATAAAACTCCTCTGCAATAATAGGAAGTTTTGCAGTAAATTGTCTTTCTACAGAAAAACCAACACCAGTACCATTCATCAATACATAAAGTATTTCATCAAAAGCTGCAACTCTATCAACTGCAACATAAGAACAATTATACCCAGCAATATTTTCTCTCTTCAATGCTTCACCAGCGGTCATTAAACATCTCATAGAAGGCATCACTTTAATATCTAATACCGCTTCTTCCAACTCTTTTCTTGTTTTATCATCTAAATCATAGTCACACATTTCTTTTAAATGTTCAGTAAAAAAATCAAAGTATCTTTCGATAGTTTCATTCCATGTTTCTCTGCGTCCTTCTTCTGGTAACCATCTAGAGTATCTAGATAGATGAATAAATTGTTGATATTGCGTTGGTAGTTGATTAGACATTTACTTTTCTCCACATTGAAAACTGCATCAAGGCTTCTGTTCCTTGATAGGTATTATTGTCAATTATTGTTTTTATTTCTTCTTTTGTTTTTCCAGATAAAATCATTTCATTTACATCTTTTTCAATAATAGTGCGTGGCCACAAAGTAACTTTGTAACCATTAACTATAAACTTTTTTATTTGTTTACAGACTTGTCTGTTTCTAGGTTCGTTATCTGGAACGAGGATAGAATTATCTTTATACTTCTTAATACGTAAATCACCTTGAGCAACTGCAACACAGTTGTCAATGAAAAGACTATCAAAGGGGCCTTCAACAATGTATATATTCTTTTCTTCATCTATTCTATCCATTCCATATATTTTAGGACTACTCTTGTCCAGAATTACTGTTAGATACTTAGGTATCTCTTTTCCGAAAGCTCTTCCTTGATAACCTATTATATCCCCATCTTTATTTCTAAAGGGAATAATAATTCTAGGATGATCTCCATCTAGTGAAGAAAATTTATTCTTCAAGTGTTTGTTTGAAAATCCAAAGAAATTCGGACAGTAATATATATCATTCCAAAATTTTCTAGGTATCAATCTTCGTGACAAAAAGTCAACAGCTGGATGACTTTTTTCAAGATTCTTAAAACTTTTTAAATTAAATTTTGTTTTAAATTTTGGTTGTTCAAATTCGTATTGTTCTTGTGGTACAGATTTACCTGTGTAGTTTTGACCATACCCCTCTTTGTATCTTTCTAGACGATATTCATTGAAAAGATTTGTATCTATAAACTCAATCAGTTTAGGTAAAGTTGTTCCCATAGAACAGTTATGACATTTATAGAACAATTCAGTTTTTGTTCTATAGATAAACCCTCTGGCCTTCTTTGTATTTTTTTGAGAATCACCACAATAAGGACAAGAGAAATTCCACAAGTAGTCACTTTTCCTTGTGAAATTTCTAAGTCTTGGTGATATTAAGGATATATATTTGTTGTCAATATAATTCATTATTTTTCATAATATAAAAATCAAACCAATTTGTCAATAGATATTAGACATTTATTGTAATTACTTTCTGTATGATAAACCCTAAAACAATAGACCCACCGATAATTAACCATCTCCATTTTTCTAGGACACCAACACGATTAGACATATCTTGTCGCATCTTTTGAAATTCTTCCACGAGTCTACGTTCCATCTCACTCATCGCTTGATGGGTTTCCTTTGCGTTAGTTGTAATGCGAGAGTGTAATTCTTGTACACTATCTCTAAATTCTTTTTCTTGTTGTTCCAAATTTTCTTCCTGGCGTATAAGTTTTTCTTCATGCACAGCCATTATAGTATGTAAAGAAGAAGATACATCTGCAATCTTTTCTATTGCAGAATCAAGTCTGTGGTGTATTTGTTTCATGTCGTTTACTTCTCTTTTGAGGAGTGCGACTTCTGTTTCCACACTTTTACTACTTGACATTCTTATCCTTTCTTCTGTGCATTAGGTAATGATATTCATCACCTAACATCTCTAATGTATGCAATCTTCGTTCCAGTTCTTCAATTTTTCTCGCAATTTTTGGATTTACTTTTTTCCAAGCATCATCTGGTTGATCAAACCATGTCCAACCATAACGATCTCTAACAAAATCTAATATCTTATCGAATTGTGAATAGACCCATAGACCTATTCTTGTATCTCTCATGTATGCAATAAACAATGCACCAAATATAGAACCACCAATACCTGTGTAAATCCACAACCTGTCGTTCACCATTCTCTCTATCATATCCCACATTATTTATTTTCCTTAGTATAATCTATATAAAAATTCATACCATGATCTATTGTTCCATCAAATGGGTGTAACTTCTTTATTGCAGCCCACCTACCACGCATCTTATCTTTGAACCTTTGCCATAGTGTCATGTTTCTTATCTCTCCATAATAATTAATGTATATAAGTTTTCCATGATGTTTATATCCCATTAGAAATAATGGTACTCTTGTAACTATATCATTATTATTAACGACACGATAATGTAAAGTTCTAATATTTTTTACAAAACTTCTTGTTCCAACTCTAGGTGATCCAAATGTTGTAAGTTGATCTACATTACAATATTCTTCAAACCTTGATGTTGCAATAGTAGCCATAGCTGCACCCAAAGAGTGACCAGTTATATAAAATCTTTTTTTCTCATGTTTTTGTTGGTGATTATTAATTTGATCCCATAATTTATCTACCTCACCTTTAAAACCAGCGTGTACTAATCCATTGGTCATTGAACCTCTGGGCCATGCTTTTAGGTCTGCAAATATATCGGATATTTCTTTTGGTTCTGTTCCTCTAAAACACAAACAATATTCTTCATCATTCCATACTGCATGACATTGAGCACCATCAACATCAAAATATTTGTGTCCAGTGTATCCTAGTTTTTGAAAATGTGGTTTGGAATTTTTACCTTTGTATGCCAGTTGTGACAACTGAGCCATTAGGTTAATTTTATTCAGATTGTACGACATCTGGAATAGTATCTTCATTTTCTGTATTATCCTCTCTTGGTGTAACTGCTTTTTCGTAGTACAAGATAATCTGATTTTGTTCTTCTATAAATCTTTTTATCTCTTCAAAATTGAGTGCAAGTGACTCAAAACTACTAGCTGTCATTGCATATAATACAAACTCTCCTTGCGTACCTTTGATACGATTAATAACATCTTCTAAATTATTTTCTGTGACTACAACAATGTCAGCGTCTTTCATTTTAACTGGATCTGGACGATTGACAATCTGTATGGTAGGAGCAGGAATTTCTACTTTTTCAACTACTGTGGGTACTGTTACAATTTCTTTCTCACGAAAATTACTGCAAGCACTTATCATCAGTAACACAACTAATGTCACTAAAAAATACATCAACTTCTTCATTTATCTTTTCCTCACTTGCTTTTGGATCTGCAAGGCTATTCTTTATTATATCTGTATTCGCAAGTAATTTTGATATTTCTTTATTTGCGTCCTGTACTTTTTTGAGATTTGTATTTAACTCGTTATTTAGTTCTTGTTGTTTCTTTACCTCTGCTTTAAAATTCTCTATCTCTTGTTCTACAGTTTTACGATATTCTTCAAATTGTGTTGTAACTTGTTTATTAACTGTTTCAAGTGTTGCATTATTTGTTCTCAAAACAGAAATAGTTTCTTGGGTTGTATCATAATAATACTTGGCCCCATATGCTACAGAGCCAAGTATCAACATAATAATTATGGTAATATATACACGAAACATAATTACCCTTATTCAGATTTCCAAATAGTCCATAAACCCCACGCAATCGCAACTCCAGCTGCAATCTTAGCGAGTGGTGTCAAGAATAGAACTAATAGACCTAATGCAATACAAACTGCACCATCCCATGTAGTTCTTTCTGATATTCTATTCTTAATCCAACTAATCATAATGTTCTCCTTATATTATCGCTTTTGCCAAATTTCATATAGAATCCACACAGCGATTAAACCAATAATACCTTGTGAACCTAGTCCAGACATAATATTACTTATATTGGTAATCACAGACATTTCGGCAGGCATGAATGGCATTGCACCCAAACCTAACACTTCTAGAATAATTGCAAGAGCAGCGAGTGAAACACCTAGATTAGCTAGTCCACCAGCCCATTCTCTTACTTTATTTAATATTTCCATATTACTTTCTCCTTTAGAATGATAGTTTAGGATTTGGAGTACCAAAGTTCTTTTTTCTCATAACAGTTTTTGCAACCAAATCCAATTCTTTTCCATCCCACTTTAATACAAACGGAACATTTATATCTGTTTGCATATCGTTGAGCACAGCTTCAGCGTCAGGCCCAAGTTGTGCTATTTTCTTGCCGTGTTTTTTGTATGATTGTCTAAACATACGTATCAATTCTGCAACTGTAATTTGTGTTTTGTTGCGAATATCATTAACACGATCCAGAAAATGTCGTGTAAACTCAACATCAATACCGACAGATTTATACAATCTATCTGCATATTTTTCTACTGAGTCTAAATCTTTTTTGGATAGTTTTGCGTCAGATGTAGACGCATTTAAATCTGCGATAGGTTTAAAGTTACCCAGCGCATAGGAGTAAGACATCTCTTTAAGAAAATCTTTGAATGTTTTCATTACTTTACTTTTGAGAGTGCGAAATCAGCTATTTTCATAAACTGACCCTTACTTCCATTTACCATCCGTTTCATTTTTTCTTGATTAGATTTATTAATCAAGTCAAAAACTTTTGTAATTGCAGATGCAGTAAACATATCAACTTTCAAAGAACCATCTTTAAACTTTATTGTTTTGTGTTGTTTATTCTTTACAATATTTTTAAGAACATCTATATTATCTTCTACAAGTAAATATTCATTTTCAAAGTTTAGAGTATTCTCTTGCACTTTCTTTGCAAGTTTTGATTCTCTTTTTGCTCTTGAGTTTTCTATTCGTTTCAAGAAACTTTTTGCTTCTTTAGTTCTACCATCATATGGTTTCTTTTTTCTTTTGACTATAACTGTAGAAGAATCATCTCCAGTTCCAACAACAGCAGTTCCAGTTGCATTAGTTGGTGCATCTTCTGTTTGTATTCCTAATTTTGGATCATCATAGAACTTTTTCATTATGTCATCAAAACTTAAACTCATAATAGATCTCCTAATTGTAATTCTTTTATATCTTCTGCACTTACAAATATTTTTTGTTTCGTCTTTTTATGTATGACAGGAAAAACATCAACTCCTAGTATTGTATCAGAGGGTGAAATATCTTCAAAGGCTTCAACTTCATCACCTTCTAATGCGTCTATTTCATCTTCCTCATCTTCTCCTGTTACGATAACATCTTGTGTAAGTAAATAAATTCCTTTTGATAGTTTACCATTGTCTAATGTTACTTCTTCTGAAATATCATCATCTAAATCAATATTGTTTTCTTTTAGATACTTCATAAACTCTTTTTCAAACATCTCTGGATCTTCTATGTGTTCCTTAAAAGTATCTTTCAACAAAAATAGAGCAGCTGCATATGTACCTAACTTTGTTCTTAAACCTGGCACCTTTTGAAATATTTTCTTGATGTTAAAAACAAGTTTGTGTAAAACTGTATATGCATTTTGTTCTACAGCTTTATACAATCTTTTCTTTGTTCTAACTCCTTTTTCATCAATGATACCTAACTTAAAGGCATCTGTTTTTTCAAAAGGTGTAACCAATAGTTTAATGAATCTATAAGTTACAAATAAATCAATCGCTCTTCCCATTATAGTTTCTCTAACACTTTTTTTACCTTTAGATCTTCTTCTACTTCTTTAAGTTCATGATCAGAAATCATATTTAAAAATTTCATAAATGTTTTAAGAACACCCCAAAATTCTTTTTCAATCTTAAATAATAATAAAGTAGACCCAGCGTCTGCACCAAAAACATTATATATGACAGTTATATGGTTTAATATAAGTCTTTCTTTTAGTTCACCAGTTTCATCATACTTTCTTAATAATCGTTTAATGTACTTGAATCGTTTCATATCATCATGAAACTCATACTCACCTTCACATTGTGGATTATCGTAATGTCTGATTGCAAACATTAAGATGTTTTCATTCGTTAATTTTTCATACATAATATAATTATATTAAACTATTTTAGCCTTTATAAAATGAGTTCCAGATTCTGTTTTTACATGATTAATTTCTAATGATAGTCCACCTTCTATTTTGTGTGAAATACCATCATCATCTGGACTTATATCGTCACCATTTTCTTCTTTACCAGACCTAGCGTATTGTGAAATTGGTAAAGATATTTTACCACCACCTTCTGACAAGTCAACATCACCAAATGAAATATGTAATCTCGCAAGTCTTTCTCTTAACTTATTGATAGCGTGTTCTGCAACTAAATGTTCCATACTACCCATCACACCAAGAAATGCATTAATTCTTTCAATGACTTCTGGATTAGCTAGGTTACCCATACCATAAGAGAAATCACTATCTGCGCTCACTTGACCTTCAGTTGTCTTAGATCCTTCAGAAATGTATTGATTAAATCTTTTCATTTTAATCTTCCTCTTCATTATGCTCGTGTGGTTTATCACCACCTTTATGTGAATGTTCTACACCATTATCATGTGTATGTAACATTGGATCTTTTTTTCTATGAAGTCTTACAACATTAGGATTTTCCTGTAATATTTCCTGTAGAACTTCAGAACTTTCAGATACAGGTTTACCATTTGCACCATATCTGATAGGATCTATTGGAGATTTTTTCATGACTTACTCCTATGATAATGTTGCGCCAAAATTTGACACAATGTACCACTTGTCTGTAACCCAAACACAAACAATAGCTTCTCCTTCTGCATCAAATACTGCTTGATTATTACTAGCAAGTGCAGAAGTAATTGTCAAAGTATATGTTTTACTACCAGAATGTGCTTTACATATAATAACTTTTACTTGTCCATTGTTTGTACCATTTGCAAGTGTACCAGTTATATTACCAGACGCAGTAGCCAAATCAATTAAAGTAATTGAATTTGTTACATCTGGATTTGCAGTAGTAGTAATATCTGCTTGTATTCCACCTAGTGTAATAAATGTAGGTATGTTATTAAAAAGATTTGCAATTGTCATCTTTTTATTAATTGGATTACCAGAGGGATCATCTATTACGTGCAGTAAATCTGCACCAGCAATAGTTGAACCGATATCTGTTAACGCAGTTATTTTCTTATCAGCCATTTTTATCTCCTATATTTTAAACCCTCAACTCAATGCAGTAGTTACTGCACTATCGTCTTGCGAGGGAATGCTACTGACGTTATTCGCCCCACTTAATTGTTCAATAAACGAGTCACATTGTTGTATTGCACCATTGAGTGCATTATGTTGAGCCGTTAACTGAATCTTCATTCTTTCTGTTTGTTCCAACTGTTTCTGAACTTGTTTCATATCAGTTTGTAACATTTCTTTTCTTTTTTCAATATCATCAACACTTAAAGTGTTACCATTTTTTTTCATGATTATCCTTAATTATTTATTATGCAACTGTTATAGTCTTAGTTGAACCTCTACCGCCTGCACCGATAACATCACCAGCAGCGAATACTTTATCAGAAGCAACATTTGTGCCTGCATCTTTAATAGTTCCAGAAATTGTCTGAGCACCAATCGAAAGATTAGTTGCCGCATTAGGAACTGTAAATGTAAATACTACACGATTTGTACCTGTTTGTGCAGCTGCAGTTGCTGTCGGATTTGATTGTCCAGATGCTGTAACAGTTAGAGTTGCACCATTAGTAACGTCAACAAGTTCGTTGTATACAACAATAACTGAACCAGTAGCAGCTCTTGCATATGTTTTCTTGTCAAAATGAACAGAGGTAATTGTTGCATCAGATAATGCAGTAGGAAGTCCACTTAATGCACAAAGAATCTCATCATAATGTGTTGATTTATCAGCGTTTGTATAATGACGCATAACCCATCCTTGATCCGTTGCAAAGACGTTTTGTTTATCTGCTGTTTTATTTCCATCAGTAGTCCACTTTGGTTTGGACTCATCAGAACTTGAATTTCCCCATAGGGCCATATCATTTCTCCTTCTCTAAGAATTTACTCTTCTATTTATCTATTTCTCAATCTTGTCTTTTGGGGATGTTTCAACCTTAGACATTGGTTTACCTGTCATGGTCTTTTTACCATTCTTAGGTTCTTCCTCATCTTCATCATCCATTTCTTCTTCATTTTTTACCTTTGCAGACTTTTCCCACATTTTTGTGATCTCATTTGCAGCCATTTGAACTAATGTTTGATTTTGTTCTTTAACTGCTTTTGATATTGCTTTACGTCTTTTATGTAAGTATTTGTCTGAAGAATCTACATCACCATCATTATCAATATCTTTATCTTTACGATCCTTAAATTTCTTTTTAACAGCGTCTTGATTTACTGGATCTAGTTTATCTTCTTCTTTTGGTTTTTCACCTTTTTCTTTTTTAGAAATTGCGATAGCGGCTTGTTGTGCAGGCGACATTGCCTCAAGCACAGCCTGTTCTAAACTATCTTTTTTAGTTTCAAAGTACTTGGACATTTATTTCTCCTGTGCATTTAATTTATTAATTGTTTCAGTTGCTTTCGCAATCTGTAGTTGTAATTGTGCAATACGTGTTTTCTTTTTATCATCACGCATCTGATCTACTTGTTTCGCAGTATCTGGTTTATCTGGTTCTTCTTCCTCTGCGACTCTCTTTGCAGTTGCAGTTGCAATCGCCATCTTCTTATCCATAGGCATATTTGGATTATCTTTTTCTATAGCCTTTGCGATCTCTTCTCTTTTCTTCATTTCTGCATCTGTAAGTTTCTTTTCTTGAACCATTACTTTTGGTTTAAACTTTTTCATGACTTCTTTGTGATACTTGGTCATATCTTTATTACCAGCATCTACCATAAGTTCTCCATTACTAATATTATCATCATTTACATCAAACTTCATTAGTTGAATACCATCAAAGTATGACTTAGCAGAACTTGCATCTCTAGAATTTTTAAATTTATATTCTACATACTCAATCTTTTCTACAATTCCTTCTTTCATTTTACCTTTTTGAACATCAACACTAGGTTCAATACCTTTGTCATTTAAATATTTCATAAACTTAACAAGGTTTGCACCCTTACCACCAAGTCTAACTTTACCTTTAGTTTGTAAGTCTTTCATAGCTTGTGGTGCATTGTATATTGTAAGACCTAATCTTTTGGACATTTGAAGAACTGCGTTGTAAAGACCTTTTGGATTTTTAGAATAATCCAAATCTATAACCATTGCATCTTCGATAAGTGACTCCTCATTCATTCCAAGTTGTTTTCTTAATTTTGCTATTTCTTTTTTGATTTTATCTTGCATTGGTGAATTAGAAGGTAATTTCAGTGCTCTTGTATAAAGAACTGCAAGGACTTTCATTTTATCCACATCTTTAGGATCAATGTTTAATGCTGTTGCCATTGTTACTTCATCAAGTTCAACTTCTTCTTTTACTACAGCGTGTTGTCCAGCACTTTTACCAGTACCTTTTACGTATTTACCTTTAATCTTTTTTGCATAATCTCTAGCATCTTTTTCGTTATCAAACAGATAAAACTTACTTTCATCAAGTTCAGTTTCTTCTGGTATTACTCTTAGTTTACCAGCAACATATAATGGGTGATTTTTCATTGCCTTCTGTGCATCTTCTTCATCATTTGAATCTACTGATACAATAAACTTACTACCCTTTTGAGATACTCTATGTCTTATCTTACCTAATGCACTTTTAACATCAGTAACAATATCTTTCATTTTACCTTCATCAACTGTTTGTCCTGGCGTCATATTTTTTGTATGATCATCATATTCTTTTGTTCCTATCTCATATACCTCTGCCATATTGTAATACTTGCGAGCAATTGCATCTCTTTCTTTTTGATCTTTAGATTCTATTTCTCCAGCTCTTTGATGTCTTTTATTGATATCTTGAATTTTTTTGACTTCTTTAGGAGTACCAAAAGATTGTGCAAGTTTGAGTGCAACCATTCCATGTTCGTTGTCATTTTCTAAATCTTTAATTTCTCGTTTGGTTACTTTCTTTTTCTCTTGAAGTTCGTGTGCAGTTACTGTCCACTCTAAAACTTCTTGATATGCGTCTGTTATTGTTTTTCCATATTTTCCCATTTTATTTTCCTTTAATTTTAGAATGGAGTGAATTTTGTTGCAATCGCATCATCATTAACAGTAATCAAATAATTAGATGTGCTCTCATCATTAATGACATTACTATCATTACAAGTCAATAGTTTTGTATTTGATACAGCAGTTAATCCACTAGTTGGTACAGTAAAATACTCAACAAATGGTTTTTGTGTAGAAGCAATTGCATTAGTTACATCAATTGAATGATTAATTGAACTTGCATCAGTAATACTACCACTACTATTTTGACAAGTTAATAATTTTGTATTTGTTATTGCAGTTAATGGAGCATTTTGTGGTGTAAAATTAGAAGTATAAACAGCTGTTCCAACTACTAATCTAAGATTTGAAATATAACCATCAAAAACAGCTGAATTAGTAATATGTTTTCCTATAAAAGCTGTATTTCCTGTATAATTATTAGTATCACTATATGTTTCATTATCTTCTACGCCATCAAGATATACCTTTGTAGTACCAGAACTTCTAACAATAGCATAATGATGCCAACTACCAGTAGATATTGTATCACAAGTAATTCTGTAACCACTGTTTGCATATACTCTAAGATTACCAGATGTATTAAAATTTACCATCAAACCAGCTGCATGATTTTCTCTTGTATCGTACACAACACAAGGACTAGGAATAGCATCTAGATTAACCCAAAATTCTAATGTAAAATCATTAGTTCCAATAACTAAATCATTGGATGTGCCTGTGCTTGGAACTTTTAAAGAATGTCCAGCATCAAAAACAGTTGAACCGCCAGTTGGTGCTGAATTAATCGTGTAAGGAAGAGAGCCTGCAACCAATCTAAAATTTGAAATATAACCCTTGAAAGGTTTTTGAAAAGCACTACTATACCACCTACCACCAATAATTGATGTTTTTTCACCAAAATCAAATGCAGTGCTTTTTGATCCAGTATTTGATTCTGGAATACCATTAATATATAGTTTTTGTGTATTACTAGAATCAATATTTGTAAAAGCTATATGATACCATTGATTTGGTGAAAGTGATGAATTACTTTCAAAAACAACTGCCTGATCATTTTCTACTAATTTTATTTTACCATCAGTATAAGTCATTATCGCTAAGGCCGCAGTATTTTTACCAAACTGACATACTCCATTAAAGGCAGATATTCTATCAAGATATATCCAAAATTCTATCGTCCAATCAGAAGTTCCCACATCATATGAATTAAGTATAGATAAGTAATCTCCACTACCATCAAAATATACAGATCCGCCTTCGCCTGCTAAAAATGGAGTTACATAATCCCATTTCGTATCTCCATAAGGTGTTAATACATGAACTGATGAACTTGCATCAGTGGGTAATATTGGAACACCATAAGCATTTGCAGATGCACCATTATTTGCTGAGATTGAATAACCATTAGAACTTGCATCAGTAATTGTACCAGTACTGTTTTGACAAGTTAATAATATAGTATTTGAATCACTTGTAAAAGCTGCAATAGGTCGAGCAAAATCTGCACTATATCTTGCTGTACTTGAAATTCTTAGATTAGATATATATCCATCCATACGTTCATTACCATCAGAGTTCATACCGATAGTAATTAAACTTGCTGAAGGAGTTGCGGCCATATTTGTTGCTGAATTATTATTATTCCCTGCTACATTCTTTCCATCTATATACATACGAAAATTTTGACCTTCTTTAACCCAAGCCAAATGAACCCATCTATTATAAATTATATCGTGAGCTGCATTATTCGTAAATAAATCACTAGTAGCAGAACTATAAACGTACATTGCATTAAGTCCACTAGTAGTTTTTCTTCTACCAAATATTATTCGTGTACCTGTGTTAAATTCTACAATATTTTGTTCATCACTAGGTGACTCAACATCAAAAAATGCCCATGCTTCAACAGTAAAATTTGCAAGAGAATTAATAATATTGGTTGAAGAAATTTGAAGATTGTCATTAGTTCCATCAAATCGAGTTGAACCAGTAGTTATATCAGTTCCATTTTTTTCTGTAAATGCTAAAAGTTTAGTATTTGTTATAGCAGTTAATGGAGCCTCTGGTACAGTAAAATAATCGGTAAATGGTTTTGATGTATGTGCAGCTACATTACCGCCTGCTGCTATAGAAAAATTATTAGAACTTGCATCAGTAATACTACCAGTACTATTTTGACAAGTTAGTAGTTGTGTTCCAGATATGGCAGTTAATGGTATACTAGATGGAATAAAACTAGAAGTGTAAACAGCAGTTCCTTTTACAATTCTAAGATTTGAAATGTAACCATTATAATCACCTCCATCACCTCTATAACCAATAACTGGTGTAGGTGATCCAGAATTTGGAGAATAATCTTGCGTATTAACAGCACTATATTTTTCATTGCCATCTAAGAAAATTTTGAAAGTGCCTGATGATCTAACAGCTGCTAGATGATGCCATCCACTTCTAATATCTGTATCTAAATATCCTATCATAGTGTTTGAATAAAAAAAGACAGAACCATTAACTCTATAACCATTATCTACAGCAAATTGAATATTATCTACTGCATTACCAACATCATCTAAACAAAAAATTCTTCTATTTGAACCACCATTAGAATCTAAACTTGAGTCAGTAAAATAAACCCACATCTCAATAGTAAAATCACCTGTTCCAAGTGCAAAATTAGAAGATGGAGCAACAGTAAGGTGATCATCAACTCCATCAAAAATTGTTGAACCGCCAGATGCTGTAGTAAGTGTGTAAACACTAGACCCTTTTACAACTCTAACATTAGACATATATCCAGTTACTGCTCTATCAGTGGCATAAACGTCAGTACCAAGATATCCATCCCAAGACGAAGCATCAACTGTGCCACTATAAGAAGCAGAACCTTTTACAGAACCATTAACTAAAAGATTTATAGTATTACCAACCCTTTGTAAAGAGATATGATTCCAGTGATCTGGTGAAAGTGCTTCTTGAGCAGAAATTTCAAATTGATCTGTTCCACCTACCATATATAATGCTTCTAAATCATAATCACTATCAGAAGCACTTGTTGATGCAGACCCTTGAAATAATCTTAATACATTTGAACTATCATCTGGTGACCATTCAATCCAAGACCCTCTTTTATCAGATGCAGATGAATCAGGCCATACCCATGCTTCAATAGTAAAATCTCCAGTACCAAAATTAAAATCTGAACTAGCAGGAAAAAGAACATAATCTCCAGTTCCATCAAATTTCCATGATCCAGACACCTCAAATGCTAGTGTGAATGAAGATGCACTAGAGTTTGCAGTATTGATGCCATCAGTTACAGAAAAGGTAATCGCAAATGTACCAGCATGAGCATTATTTGTACTAGGTGTTACTCTAAAGAATCTATTGTTACTAAGAGTGTTAGCAGCCAATGCACTATAAGTTCCACCAGATGTTGCACTATTTGTTACAGTTGCAGTACTTCCAAGAGAACCAGTTGTAACTTGGTATTTGTACTGTAATGCAATACCCTCTGGATCTGATGCAACGATTTCTATCGTAACTGGAGTTCCATCAGTTGCAAAACCATAAGTTGCAGCTCCAGCAGATGAAATCGTTGGATTCGCATTTGTAATTGTTGCTATCTTATACCAACCAGAACCATTGTAAATCATAAGATTATTCGTTGATGTTACTAACACTGTATCACCAGCATTATTACCAGTGATAGGTAAATCAGATGGATTAGTTACAGTACTAGAACCACCTACTGATAAATTTGTTGTTGAACTACCACCATCAGATGTAGATTGAAACTCAGCTTTTCCATCTGAACCTCTTTTAAATATAACTCTATCATTACCAGAACCAACTTGAACTTCTTCTGCAAAAATCTTTTTAAATGTCGTGCCATCTTGAGCAGTAACTTTTATGTTACCAGAATCAACAGACAATCTTGATGTTCCGATATTTACTGGATCACTTCCAGAACGAGTAGCTCTATCTCTTGATTTTCCCATAGTTGTTCCTTTTTAAGTATTTATATCATTTAGAATGGATGAAATCTTGTTGCAATTGGATTACCACTAATAGTAATATTATGACTAGATGAACTCGCATCATTAATGACGTTACTATCATTACAAGTCAATAATTTAGTATTTGTTACAGCAGTTAATTTTGATGTGGGTACAGTTATTTCATCATAAAATGGGCCATCATTTGTTAAAATAGTATGTTGACTAGCTTTTGTTACAGTAACATTATTTGAACTACCATCACTTAATGTTGATCCACTATTTTCTTGGAATAATAATAATGCTGTACCACTCACTGCCGTTAAGGGTGATGATGGTGGTGTGAAACCAGCACTTGTATACAAAGCTGTACCTTTTACTACACGAAAATTACTTACTGATCCTGTATCTGGATAAGCATTTCCACTAGCAGTATTACCAAATGATGAAGTAAATGTTGAACCTATAGAACTACTATGAGCTTTACTAAGAGTTTCTACGCCATCTCTATACATTTTAACGACATTACCATTTCTAACAATAGCATAATGATGCCATATGCCTGCACTAGCAGCAGATGATTCATAGGTTGGATATGTTGCGACAGATCCATATAAAAACCAACTACGAGCAACATGGGTAGATTGAATTGTAAGACCAGTAGAACCAGTACCATTGTGATCTAATAGTGTATTGTATCCAAGAGAGCCCCACTTATAGAAAAATTCTATTGTAAAATCATTTGTTCCAAAATCAAAACCAGCGTGACTTGCTAAAGTTGTACGACCTGTATTTGTAAAATCTAAACCAGCAGCAGTTGTGGTTGGAGTATAAACAGTAGACCCATTTACTATTCTAAAATTTGAAAGATACCCAGCAAGATATCCATATGATCCAGATGCATATGATCCTATTTGGATTGACTGATTTTCATCATAATCACGATTGTTAGATACTGACCATTTTAGTTTACCATCTACAAACATCTTTAATGTATTTTCAGAATAATCTCTTTGAAATGCAAAATGTTCCCATGCTCCAGATGTTGGTGTATATCCTGTATCTCTCCAAGCACCAGTATCAGTATAAACTTGAATTGTTGAATTATGAAATGCAACTTCAAATCTTTTTGCACCAGTAGAACCACTAAGAGAATAAATAATAGTATAATTTGAAGTGTTAGTTCCTGCCCTTAGAAAAAATTCTATAGTAAAATCGTTAGTACCAAAGGCAAATTCAGAACTAGATGCGATTGTTAAATAATCATTAGAACTATCAGTAGTACCATAAAATAATGTAGATCCGCCTGTACCTTGTTCAAATGGAGTCGCATAACTAAATTCTGTACTTCCATAAGGTGTTAATTCATTTGATGCTGTGCTTATATCAGTAGGAGCTTTTATAACAGCCACTGAACTAGCAGATGATGAACCAGTTGCTGTAAAAGTATGTCCTGAATCACTTACATCAGTAATACTACTAGAATTGTTGCCAATCAATAAAACTGTTTCAGATGCAGTAGGATTACTTATATTTGTGCTTGATGGATAAGTACCACCAGTTTTTGTTAAAGCACCAGATGGAGGAGTAAATGCACCTGTATATACGGCTTTTCCTTTTACAATTCTTAAATCTGTTACATATCCTTCCCATATCTGGTTTCCACTATTATGACTACCTATAGTTAATGTAGTGCCAGTGAGATTAAAAGCTGTACTATTTGTATTAGCTTTTTGTATGCCATCTAAAAACATAGTTGTATCTGACCCATTTCTAACTAGAGCTAAATGATAAAACTTACTTGTATTTAAAGTACCAATATCTGCAACAAGATCATAGTAAACAGAATAAGTGTTACTCCCACCAATTCTTGCAACAATTTCTCCACCAGCAAACCACATCTGGAATTTATTAGATCCTAAATCAAGTATATAATCATTGTCTGATAAATTACTAATGCCATATTTAAACCAAGTTTCTATAGTAAAATCACCTGTTCCAAGTGCAAAATCACTACTTGTAGCTGCAAGATTACCACCATTAAGATGAATTGATCCAGTAGTTATATTTTCAGGCGCACTTTCTGTAAATGCTAAAAGTTTAGTATTTGTTATTGCAGTTAAATCAGAAGTTGGTACAGTAAAATAAGATGAATATGGTGATGTGGTACTACCAGTAAGAGCACCAGCAGTAACCATAGTATAATTTTGATCACTATTATCTGCTATTGTTGTTCCAGAACTAGTTTGGTTTGTAAGCAAATAAGTATGTGAAGCTGGTATTGACGTATTAACATTTGTAGTGGAAGGATAAGTACCCCCAGTTTTCGTAAGTTGATTACTTGGTGGAGTGAATGCACCAGTATAAACAGCTGTACCAATTACGAGTCTTGTATCGGCCATATAACCAAATGTTGGCCAAGTATTACCACCTTGTGCCATCATATTAAGTGTTCCAGATCCATCTTTGTGTGGTATATTGTTAGCTGAGTTTGCAGTACCACTATGACTTTGAACACCATCTATGTAAGCCTTAAAACTACCAGAATTATTTACAAGAGCAATGTGATGCCATTGATTTCTATTAAATGTTCCAGCATCAGCACTAAAACCACCCATACTATATACTGATAATTGTCCACTATACCAAGCAATGTATCCACCAAAACCATGAAAAAATGTATTATACGTAGCACTATTGGTGATGTATATCCATGTTTCTAATGTCCATGTTGTTCCCCAACTTGGTAAAGAAGCAGGAGTTGATAACATTCCATATGAAGAAGAAGCTGAAGATGCAGATGTAACAGATGTAGGTGAATAAGCTGTAGATCCTTTAACGACTCTAAAATTAGAAATGTATCCTGTAAACTCTTTAGATCCAGAATGTTTATCACCAATTCTAAGTGTAGTTGACGCAACATTATAAGTACTACCAGTATAACTTCCAACTTCAGAACCATTATGAAGAAGTTGTACTTTTCCATTAGCGTGTCTGATAAGAGCATGATGATGAAAAGTATTTTTATCTAAAGTATTACCACTAATACTATATGATAATTGAGTTTCACTACCAAGTTGTGCTCTTATAGCTCCACTTTTAAAAGTAACTCTTACATCTTCACTACCAAAATCATAAAGAAATATTGTACCAGAACCACTAGTGTCAAAATCAACATTGTAAAAACACTCTACAGAAAATGCACCAGTTCCAAAAGTATAAGAAGAATTATCTGTAGTTGTTATATAATCTCCGCTCCCATCAAATTTATATGATCCAGATACATCAAATTGTAAAGTAAATTCAGATGCACTAGAAGTTGCAACTGCAACACCATCAGAAGCTGAGAAAGTCAAACTAAATGTACCAGCGTGGGCACTATTTGTACTAGGAGTGACTTTAAAAAATTTGTTTGTCGTAAGAGTATTAGCAGCTAATGCACTATAAGTTCCACCAGATGTTGCACTAGAAGTAACAGTTGCAGTTGAACCTATTGAACCAGAACTCACTACATATTTGTATTGTAATGCAGTACCAACCTCTGCATCTGTAGCAGTAATTTCTATAGAAACTGGAGTTCCATCAGTTAAAAACTGATAAGTTGCATTTCCTGCTGATGTAATACTAGGAGTAGTATTTGTAATTTCTGCTATTTTATACCAACCATTAGATTTTGCAATATACATAAAATTATTTGCAGTAACTAGAGCTTGTTGTCCATCACTTGGACTTGTTGGTAAAAGATCTGTAGTTGCATAAATGGTTGTGCCTGCAACAGCTCCACCCTCTGGAGCTTCTCCAGATGCCTGTGTTTGAATTGCAACTTTACCTGTAGAGGAATCTCTTTTTAATATAACCTTATCTGAACCAGTTCCTACATGAATTTCTTCAGCTATAAGTTTCTTTTCATTACCACTTATATCTTGAACTTTTAAATCACCAGAATCTGTAATCAACTTTGTGTTATCAATCTGTAAAGGATCTGTTCCAGATCTATTTGCTCTATCTCTTGCTATACTCATTTATTATTTTCCTTTGACATAAAATGAATTATCCATTATAACTAAACGGCCAGTATCTAGTATTACGAATATTACCATTTATTGTTATAGGTAAACTATTAGGGCCTGCATCAGAATCTATAGTTTGATAACCAGTTGTTGTTGAAACTGTACCAGAAGTAGACATGGTATGTGGTGTATCACTTGCATCAGTAATACTACCACTACTATTTTGACCAATTAAAAGAACTGTTTCAGATGCAGTTGGGTCTGTTCTATTCGTATTATTTGGATAAGTTCCACCAGTTGTAGTTAGAGGGCCAGTGGGTGGTGAGAAAGCACCAGTATAAACTGCTTTACCTTTTACAAGTCTAAAGTCTGATACATAACCTTGCCACTGATAACTACCACCACCACCATAATTACCAAGTCTAAAAGTATTAGTACTATGATTATATGTAGAATTACCAAGAGTACCTTTTTGTACGCCATCAAAATAAAGGTAAATATTTGTTCCACTTCTAACAAAAGCCAAATGATACCATTGGGTTGTGGATATACTTCCTATATCATTAGTAAGATACCAATCAATATATTGACCACCATCATTAGCATAGATATGTCCACTAGTAAAGGTAATTCTTAAACCATTAGCTCCTAAATCGACAAGATATTTATTTCCAGATAAAGTAGAACTACCATATTTAAACCAAGTTTCTAGAGTAAAATCTCCTGTACCCATTGTAAAATCAGAACTTGCAGATGTAGTAACTGAACCACCACCAAGATAAATTGCACCATTTGTAAAGATGGATGGTCTAGACCTTCGAGCAGTTAATAATACTGTATTTGAATCACTAGTGAATGGTGTTGTTGATGGAGTAAAATCAGCACTATATCTTGCACTATTAGAAATTCTAAGATTAGACATATGACCTAAAAGATCATAACCTTGACCTTGATCTGTACCAATTGTAATTTCACCTACTCTAAATGTTGAAGGAAGATTGGTAGCAGAAGTTTGATTATTTCCTTCGACATTAACACCATCTTTATACATTCTTAGGTTAGTACCTTCTTTTACAAAAGCAAGATGATACCAAGCGCCACGAGGTACATCATGGGCTGCATCAACTGTATAAACTTGATTTTGCCAAGGATTACCAGACGTACTAGTAAACATACAGTTTTTATTACTGTAAGTTCTTGTTCTACCAAATGACATTTGTACACCACTATAAAGTTGATCAGTAAAATGCACGTACATTTCTTCAACATTAGGATCAGTTGTAGCATCACCACCACCAGCAAAATGGAACATCCAAAATTCTACTGTAAGGTCTGAAAGAGATCCCATACCTGCTACTGCATTACCACCACCAGCTGCATAGTAAATATAATCATTATTTTTATCAAAAAATAATGAACCATAACCAGCGGTAGCCCAAGGAAAAGGATTAAACGCTGAATGAGTAGCAGTACCAGATTTTGTTACTGTATGACCAGTAGGGCCTATATCGTCTACTGCATCTGGTTTTGTACAAATTAATAACTTTGTATTATTAATTGCTGTAAGAGGTGCAGTTGGAGGCGTAAAGTTAGAGGTATATACAGCAGTACCATTAACTATTCTAAAATTTGAAATCCATCCAGTAAAGTTATGGTTTGCACTATAACCATGTCTACCTATCCACAACTTATCTAGTTCATTATAATTTGTACTGTCAGACCATGTACCTTCAGATACGCCATTATAATACATAGTTGTCGTTGAAGAATTTCTAACAATAGCAAGATGAAACCATTGATTTTCTAGTTCTGGAGTTAAAATGGCACTTTCAATGCGATCAGAACCACTAACATGATATTGCAATTTTATACTATCAGCATTACCATTAGAACCACCAGTTCCACCCAATCTAACCATAGGTGCTCTTTTATTAGAGTACGCCCCATCTAATTCTCTAAAATCAAAAAGGTGAGGTCTATATCCGACAGACATTCTATATCCTATCCTAGCAGTTGGATAATCTTGTGATGGAGCAGGCCCTTGAAGAAAAAACCAACCTTCAATCGTAAAATCATTAGTTCCTAAAGTAAAATCAGAGTGTGATGCAACTTCTATATGAGCATCACCAGCTGAAGTAGGGCCTGCATTTAAATCCAAAGCAGTAGATCCAAAAGTTTCAAATGCTAAACTAAATGAAGATGCACTTGAATTAGCAGTATTAACACCATCAGTTACAGAAAAGGTGATTGCGAATGAACCAGCATGAGCTGCATTTGTACTAGGCGTCACTCTAAAGAATCTATTGTTACTAAAAGTATTAGCTGCAAGTGCAGAGTATGTACCACCAGAAGTTGCACTATTTGTTACAGTTGCAGTTGAACCTAATGATCCAGTTGTAACTTGATATTTATATTGTAATGCAACACCTTCTGGATCTGATGCAACGATTTCTATAGAAACTGGAGTTCCATTTGTTGCAAAAGCATATGAAGCATTTCCAGCTGATGATATAACTGGATTTGCATTAGTTATGGTAGCTATTTTGTACCAACCAGAACCATTGTAAATCATAAGATTATTTGTTGATGTAACTAATATTGTATCTCCAGCTTCATTTCCAGTGATAGGTAAATCAGATGGATTGGTTACAGTAGTTGCTCCACCTACAGATTGCTCAGTTGTGCTACTTCCACCATCAGATGATGTTTGAAATTGAGCTTTTCCTGTACTAGCATCTCTTTTAATAATAACAACATCATTACCAGTTCCAAGTTTTATTTCTGATGCAATAACTTTTTTTCTATTATTACTGGCATCTTTTACTTCTAAATCACCAGATGCATCTGGTACTAACTTGGTAGTACCAATAACGACATCCATATCTCCAGTACGTTCAGCTCTATTCCTTGCTTTTCCCATTTAAATACCCCTAGTTATCTACCTTTGAACCAGCTCTCCATTGATAACAACTCCAATATCTTGCTTTCCACTTTGGGCCTGGATTTGTATCACACTGGTGTCTTGCACGAAAAGACTTTCTTGCTTCTGGATCATCTCTATTTATTCCCATGTTTGGATCACCAAAAGTAACTTTTACAACATTACCTTTATCATTCTTTACATATACACCAAACTTCTTTTTACTTCCAGATGGTAATCTGAAAGGATCATTTAATTTTACTTTGCGTCCTTGATATTCTGATTCCATAATTGCATGGTCATATAAAGATTTAGAAACGTGTTCTTTAAAAGATATTATCTTTTCTTCTTTTGGTACACAGTTAGGCACCATCTTTCCATTTTTCTTTTTCATACCCACTTGTTTATGAGTATCCCAACATGGATCTTCTTCTTGAAAATCTTCTGACTTTGATTTCTTTTTCTTTTTGTATCCACCAGCACGAATTTGTTTCTGTAAATCTGGATCTGCTTTTCCACCAGTTAACATAGAGTTCACTCTTGCAAACGCCCATTGTTGTTGACTTGCGCCTGGTCTATGTCCACCTTTCCATGCGGCCATTCCTCTATCATAACTCTTCTTGAGTATAGAATATGGAACACCAGTTTGTTTGGATTTGTTGACTAGACCTTCTATCTTTTCGTCCAGTTGAAATTGTTGGAATGTTTTTACCATATCTATTTCCTCATTATTTTTTTCGTTTTCTGCTGATAATTCTTTTGGTAATTCATTTGATTTGACAAGAGAGTTTATATAATCTTTAATAGGTTTAATACTATCAAAACCATAATTCATTGCAGCTCTTGATAGATAAAAAGAATTACTATGTTTACCTTTTCCCTTTTTTACCATACCAGTATAGTCTTTTACTATATTATTATAAGCTCTTTGATATACTTTTTTCAAACTACTTTCTTTCACATCAGAACTTATATCTAATATTGGGAGTGCTTCTTTTGCAAGTTTAACACCATGTTTATGATCTGATGGATAATGCCAACCAGCCATAACTCTACCAACCCCACATTCATCTGCAGCCTTAATCAATTCTTTTTTATGATCTGGATATTTTTCTGCATAATATTCTGCAACTAATCTAGATTGTAAACTATGTCCACTTGGATATGCTGGAGTATTCATAGAATCAGAAGGTCTTTTCATAACATTAATATCCATATTCATTTCTTCAGACATTTGCCATGGTCTTGCTCTTTGATGTAAATTTTTATAATGTCTTGAAATCGTAGAACCAGCAACATTAATCTTATCAATCTCTTCTTGTGAATATTTTAAATTCTTACTATCCATATATTCTTTCATTGCATATGATGGATCTGCATCATGTTTCTTGACACTTTCTTCAACTTCTTTAGTTCTTCTTTCACCAAACTTTTTAAGTTTCTGCATCTCTTCTTTAGTTACAGAATCTGATGGCTTTTCAGATTTAAAGTTTTTGTAATCTGCACTTAAATACTTTTCACCATCTTTGTTTTCTTTTACCTTTGGATATTTTATTTCTTCTTCACCAAACATCTTTTTGTATTTTTTAGTATACTTTGATGGTTTAGTATCTGCATCTGCATCGCCTGGTGCTGGTTCTCTGGAGTCACCTTTTGCAAAATGTCTTGCACGAGCTTTCTTAGTTGCAGTTGACATTTTATCACCATCAGCATCTTTTGCAAAATACTTTGCTGGTTGAGTACCTTTCATATCTTCTACATCTTTATCTTGTTTTACTCTTCTTACCTCATACAACCATCTCTTATGTGTTGTACCATCACTTTCTGCAAATACAAGATAGTTTGTTCCCCTACGAACTACTGCACCAGATACACCACTATATTCATCTTCTACAATATCTCCAGTACAGAATATTTTGTTTTCTATATACATATCACGAATAACATCTTCTTCTGTCATATTAACTTGATGTTCGATAAAGGACTCACGAATACCCATAAACTTACGAACATCTTTAAATAAAGACATTCCATTATTAAAGTTCTTAGGTAACCCTAATTTAAAAGTATCGTAATCATTTGCTGATGCAGCTGCTCTCATTTTTGATGCAGACATTCCAGTTACACCTTCTGCGTCTGGATCTCTTTCTCCAGCAGATACAACTTCTATATTATCAAACCCATAATAACCATGTCTACCCTCAACACCATTATATTTGTTTAATAATGTATCAAACTCTGTAACTCTATCAGAACCAACAACCATCACAATTGCTCGGTGTCCTTTATTGTGAAGTGTTACTGCAAGTTCAAATACAGTTCTATCTCTAGTTGTTGTTATATTCCTAGAATGTTTTGAGAACATCTTTTTCATATATGCAACTTTTTTCACATAGGGTAATGGATCTTTCTTAGGGTTTTCTGAATGTGATGCAAAGATATAGTAAGGTGCGCCTGGATTGCTCTTAGCGACAGATGCAACTTTATCTAATAACTTTTGATGTCCTATAGTTGGTGGATTGAATCTACCAAAAGTAAAGACAGCAGTATCTCCTCTAGCTTCTGCAATGTCTAA